CCGCTAGTGCCGCCGCTAGGGCCGCCGCTAGTGCCGCCGCTATGGCCGACGCTATGGCCGACGCTAGGGCTGCCGCTAGGGCGGAAAAGCAATGGCAATTCGACCGCCTCGTTTACTGGCTCAGCGAAGAGAAGCCCAAATTCTGGCCACTGCCGGAAAAGCCTAATGTTCCCATGGAGAAGCCCGCCCCGTCGAACTCACCTATTTGAGGAGCCTTCCGGATGAGGATCGAGATTTTCATTGACGGCGGCGACTTGGGTGTTCGGCTCATCGGAGGCAGCGAAGAGGGCGAGTTCTTGATGTCGGAATCGAAGGTATCGCTCGAAAAACTGTTCGCCGAACGAGCGCAAAGGAGCAAAGCGATGATTGAGATGACGCCGGAAAGGCGCAAGGAATCGGCTACTGTAGCCGAGATATTTGAGCCGTACGGCTGCCCCACCCCCGGTGCTTGTTCGGCAATTGCCGAACTCACCGCCCTCCGCGTTCAGGTAGAGAAGATGGCGAAAGTAATGCAAGAATTAGCCGACGATTTGGAGGCCGAACTGAACTGCCGTTACAGTTACGAGCCGAACGGCGAAGTCCATCCCGCTGAGCGCAAACGATACGAGCGCGATATGATGCCGGTCCATCGTGCTCGCTCCCTTCTAGCAGAAATCGCTCCCTTCTAGCAGAAATTGCTCCGATCTTCGCAACAGCGACTCCCAAAGAGGAGCAGTCTACACTCCCACTCGGAGATATCCTTCCTATGAAACCTAAACCATCTTGCGCCACTTGCAAATTCTCCGTGAAGGAAGAGCCGAAGGCGGAGGGAGAACAAAAAGCGGTCTATCCTATCTACTGGTGCCACCGCCTCCCTCATAGCCCCTTCGATGAGCGCTTTTCCTCTCGTCAAGTGGGATTGGTGGTGCGGCGAGTTTTCCCCTCGTGCTCCCGCTCGTCGCCCTCACGGGCAGACTCGCGCCCTGAAGAATTACCTCCCCGCAGGCCCCCAACGCCCCCCACACCCCTCTGAAAGGAATAAAGGATGACAAGGCCAAAGAGTGACCCACGGTTACACTCCCTCCGCCCCCCCCTTACACTACACAAGAGTTTTCTGGTTTTGAAAGGAATCCAAATGACCCCGCCTAAAAAGGACATTGTAGAGCGGTTGCGCCGGATGCACGAGGAAGCAATCCGTAGCGGTAATCCGCTGTTCGCCAGCATCTTTGGCGATGCTGCCGACGAAATCGAGAGGTTGCGAGAACAAGTAATCTTGCTTCAAGAAAAACTCATCGCAAACCGTGATCGGCCGAAGGAACCCGCTGAAAAATCAGATGCGCAACGTAGTATTGATGAGTACGTGCGCGACTTCAAGAAGGGGTTTGAGTCCGATTACCGCGCCCGCATCCGGAAGCGCTATAGTCAAAAATGAAAAACTTTTTGCTTGACGCCAAGCAACCAGAATGACGTTACCGCTGCTTTTCGCCCCTTCTGTTCATGGGTAAAGCTCGACGCGGAGGGAAATCTGATCGGCACCATGCCCCCAGTATGGGGCAATCTCAATCCTGCCGGGGCCGGGTTCGTGCGGGATAAAGAACACATGGGGATCATTCATCGACAATCACCACGGCTTTCTTATGGGCACGGCGCGCTGCGGCAGTTGCCCGTTCATTACGGGCAATGCGTATTTCTACCTCTCCATTGCTGGTTCGCATTTGGAGGTCATGCACTAGGCCGCAGTCACAGCACTTGAGGCGAAAGTCGCGCATGTTTGGCGCAAACCACTCGCCATCCTCCACCATGGAATAGCGCCTTTTAATTTTCCCCACAACATCCAACCGTTATCTGCTTGCAGCACTCGGTTCGGTAATGTCCATGCTCTTGGACCTCTTTGTAGTCCATAAATCCACAAAACGGACAGCGGCTAACCGCCGCCACCATCATGGATGGCTGGCAAAATCTTTTTGGCCTGTCGCTTGTGGATGTAGTTGAAAAGTCTTCTGACGTAATATCCTCTGACAATGGAAACCCCTGTAAAAATAAGACCAAGCACAAGATTTTGACTAAAGGTAACTTTTAGTCCTAGGATTGGGAAGGTGAGTAGCTGTGTGAGAATGGCGATGGCATACCCGATTGCTGTCCCGGTGACGGCTTCGATAAATGACCAATGGCGCGGCTGAGATACCATGCTGCTTTCTTTAGGTCTTGAAGCTGGTTGTCCTTAAGTGGTGCTCTTGAGAGGTATTTTATTACCTGACCCACACTGTATCCTACCGCTGGGTTGTCGTAGGTGTTCACTATTTGTTCAATGATTTCAATGGTCTCGATTTTGCCAGCCGTATAGTGAGGAGGGTGATCTATCATATCCGTCATACTAGCTCCGACCTCCTTTCGGATGCTGAATCTCTCTGCCATTTGCCGCAAGACTGGCACTGGTATCGCTGGTATCGTCTTGTTCTGGCAACCTGAAATCCACGAGCTTGAAGATGATGCGAGCCACAAGAAATGCAGCCACCAGAACTAACAAACAAACCTCTAGCTGGCTCATTGCTTATCCATGGTCTTATCTTCTCAAATACTTCCTTAAGGACAAGTATATCTAGTCTACAGTGATTAACTACCTGCCTAAGGGCTTTTTTATTGCCATGTGCAGCTTGTAGCCAATCATCGAAAGTAATCGGCGTCTTTGAGTGTTCTACCCCCAAGAACTCCTCTAGGGTGGCCAAGCGGTTAGAATGAAGCTTAAAATTGTCTCTTGCTATTCTCCAGGTGTCTATAAGAGGAATTGGAGCAAGCGGGGGCAAGCCATATTTGAGGAGTTTAGATTGAATCATGGGCACATCAAATCGCTTGGCGTAGTGCCCAACCGCATAATCAGCCTGGTTGTAAACCCTAGAAAATTTTTCTACTAATGCTCTGTCTGATAGTAGGTTTTTGTTTGAATCATCGAGAATGGTTGGGACGTAAACTTTGTCCTGGCCTAGCCAGGAGTAGCCTATGCAGAGGATGGTGCCGAAGGTAGCGTTGAGATTTGTGCTCTCGATATCAAAAAACAAGATTCTAGGTTCATGTTTTGTTCCGGCCATGATCCCCCCATAGATAGGATAGTAGTGGTCCAAATTATATCACACTATCCTTGTCGCATACAATAGTGTCTCTGTGGCCACACTCTGGCAGCTTCCAGCCGATTACAGCGCCAGTCCTGGTGTCCACAATAGGGGTTGGACAAGCAACGCGCCACACGCGGTAATTGGAACTGCGATGGCTTATATCCCAATCGACACCCACCCGTATAGCCGCAGCCATGCACCTCTGCTGGTTGAATGGTGGTGGGGCGGCTGGTGGGACAGCCACTGTGGTCCCGTCTTTTTGTTGGCGCTCGCCACCATCTAGTGCTTGGTCATAAACCGCAACCACCTCCCGGCGGCAAACCATCATAGAGTTCTCATATGCCCAGTCCCGATTTTCATAGCCGGTGAATTTGGCGTTTGCGTCCGGAGGACCGGCAACAATAGTCTTACAAACAATCAGCACGATGGCCGGGATCATGGGAACGCCCATTTATATAACCCCCTTTTATCGGTTATCCGCTACTGGGTAACCGAGAATTGTGGCAAAAACTTTGCTGCAATGCATCATTTCCCGAATGTCTCAAGGAGCCATTTGAGCTTATCAAGGCTGATCTTGTTTCGTTCTCGCATAACCGCTCCAATTATAATCGGGAGCGCCTTTTTCTCTTGGTCGGTTAACTCAATCCCAAGAAAAAAAGAGGCCATCAGAAGAAGCGAGGCATATTCTTGCGCAAGCTCCCCTGGGGCCTCTTCTCTAGGATCGAGATATGGGTTCTGGAATTCGCCCATTTCCCTGGCGATTTTCTTACTTAGACATCCAGGACCACACGAACGGGACAATGGTGGTCAATGCGCCGGTAAACTTCATCCAGGTAGCTTCATCCATGACGCCCATGGCAACAAGAACGCCACCAGCAAAGCTAAGGCCGTGCCGGATAACACCATCCCACTTTGGATCAATCATTTTGGTTCCCCCATTTTATTTACTGAAATATCTGCCCTCGCTCGCTAGGGCAGAGAGTTCGCCCAGTGACAGCCCATCCATTGGAGGGGTGTCATGGGACAGCGGCGGCGAGCGATGCGCCCGCAATAGCTGTTTTGCTTGTTTTACGTAGAACCTGACGCGAAGGCAAAATGAACAGGCCGGTCTCAATGCGAGGCACAGCCTGACGAGGCGGCCCCATTCCCACATTGGAAATACCCCCCTACCTAAACGAGTGCCTTGGCGAACTTCAGCCGCACCTCCCAACCATCGCATTTTTCTGAGACCGCGAAAACTTCCTCCCAGGTTAGTGCGGCTTTGGCCTTGGAGGAGATATACCCCTTCGGACGTTCATACCACACCATAGCTGCGCAAGCCTGCTCTACAGTCGCAGCCTTTTGCAGCCACTTCCAGGCTAGCTTTTCACTAGTTTTCAATTCATGCGGGCACCAAAGAACTTGGGATTCAAAATCGTCCCATGGTTTTCCCCTTAATTCTACCCAAGAAAGGTAGTTATCCCAGCGGTCGTTACGAAGCTGCCAGATGCCAAAAGCGGTTGGCTCTGCTTCTGGGGTCCCTCTGGGGACAGGCTTGCCATCGAGAAGCCAGTCTCCCTTGGCCCACGGGCGCAAATCAGGGTAAGATTCCCTCTGCGCCTGCGCTACAGCCCCGGCCGCCCAGTGCTTTGGCCATCCAGCCACGGTTTGCAAGAGACGCATAGCCTTCGCCGGATTTGGCTCTGGTTGCCCAGGAGCCACAATTGGCTGGTATGGTTCAGGTTTGATTACCGGAGTTGGCTCCATGTCTGGGCCGGGGTCTGGCTGTTTAGGGACGGCCTTAGCGGGCGGGTCTTTTAGAAGCTGCCCCCAAAGCCATGGGCCAACCAGGCCAGAAGGAGCTATATTAAGCGCCTTCTGCATTTCCATGATGGCAGCTTTGGTCTCCTTGCCCATGATGCCATCAGCGCCCCACTTAGGGAGTTTATAACCATGGACGAGCAGACGTTCCTGGATTGTTCTTACATCAAAGGTTTGTTTGGGAATGTGAACCCCCCCCGTCTCGGTGGTAGTGACGCCAAGAGCCTCTTTGATGAGGCTGATGATCCAGTCTTTTGGCACCACCCCAGGGCAATTATGCCCTGTATTTCCCTCTTTGTGGAGTTTAATACGTTCTCCATCGGCCTTCCAGCCCATCCAGTCGATAAGCTCAGCCTCAACCCAGGCTATGGTTTTCCAGTTTTCTAGGCCACGGCCAGACTTGAAATCGTGGGTTTTGCCGTTATAGCGCCCCTCGCACTCGACATGGAAAGAATTGCCGTTCCAGCCCTTGCAGCCAATAGAATATCCCATTGGGCTGCCTAGATAGACCTTTCCATCGCCAAGCACAAAGAAATCTGGGCCGCCAGACCACTTAAGGTCATTCTGATAGTAGTTACCCAGATTGCGGATTCGCTGCGAACATGGAACTGGCGCGCGTGTATATGGCGCATCGGTCATGTGGTTAACGATGCGGTGATAGGGCGGTTTTTCTTGGGTCCTCAGCCACTTTCTGAACTCAGCCCGGTCAAATCCAACGCCAGAGAAGCCCCCCCTCCAAGCCATTGTAAATTATCCCCCAACTTTTATGCCACTCACCACGGCAAGCCCATCGGCTTTGTGCCCATTAAGTATAGCACGTTTTTGTTCTGTTTTTTTTCTGTTTTTGTTCCCCTCTATTTTTTGCAAAGTATCCAGCAGGCCAGAGGTGGCGGCATCAATCTTGTCCCTGGCCTCCTTTTGTGGCGATCCAAATAACAGTTGCATTGCCTTAATCATTGTCGTCCCCCTTGTTAGGGAGCGCAACCTCGATATGTGTCTTAAGTGCAGTAAGAGCCTCCGCGACCTTCACCATGGCAGCCGTCTGGGCTTCCGCTCCCTTTAGTGCTCTCCACGTTAAATAGAATGCTAGAACCGCCCATGGCCCATGCTGGGCAATTACGGAAAAAGCATTTCTCATCCATTCTGCGTCCATTTCTTCTCCAGCATAGGCTTAAGCTCTTGGGCTTGAAGGGCCAATTCGTTCATCCTAACCATACTCTTATGAAATTTATCGACCTCGTTGGCCACCTTGTCGGCCGATGCCCCCGCCTGTCTGGATTGCTGGGCATTTTCCAGAAGGAGCTTTGGTAAGTGTCCAATGGCGCAGTTCCATTCGTCCGGAACTGGCTCTCCAGTCTGCGGGTGGACCCCCCTCAACATCGTCCAAAATGGACAAGTATGGCAGACTTTGGACATCTTTTGCCGCCAAAATGGGCAATATAGATTATCCGGCCCCCTTGGAATTTGATTCACGTTTTGTTCCCTTAGTTCTTGGTTGCGTATATCACATCAACATACTGCACAGCAAAATCCATAGGTGTCCCAGACCCGACACTGTCGGTAGCACCAGTAATGGTGTGTGTATGCGCTCCATTGGAATTGACGGAAATATCTTTTTTGCTCCAGTTGTTAGAGCCAGTGCCAACCGATACGCCTGTATCCAGGTCGCTAATAACGTTGGTGGCATTATCCAAGGTATGCGCATGCAATCCCGCAGATGCAGTCGCAAGCGTCCCAACCCCATGCGTATGTGCAGGTAGATTTGCCTCTGTTATAGTTCTTGAGGTAAAAACAGAGGTGAACGCTGTTGAGCCGCCCGTGCCAACCGTGCCAGAGACTAGACGGAGTGCCTTATCATTGTGGGTGGTAACTTTTGTCCAGCCGGTTGGCGCAGATGTTTGCACAAACAGCATGGCCGTTGTCGATGGAGCATTTAATTCTCCCCGCAGGGTTGACTGTATAGTTGACTGCAAGGCGGTATCGGCGGCTGCCCAAGTGGCCGGATAAGTATCTGTAGTAGCAATGGCAGACGCCACATTGTCGTCAATGGCTTCAATAGCAGTCTTTAGTGGGTCGCCAAGTTTAGTTTTAATGGTTGACCAAAAAACCTGGTTAGATGCGGATGTTGACCCATCATCAGCCGGTGGCGAAGAATTATACCCACTGACAGTTACTTGAGTATATGACATCTATTCCCCCAATGACTTAATTAGCTCTTCTATGCGCTTGTTTGAGCTTATTGTTTTAAGGCCGCCCAGATAAACTTTTGGGTCCTCGGATGATAGCTGCTGGGCTAATTTGTTAAGCACTCTATCATGCAGCTTGTAACCAAGCTGTTCTGCTTTTGTTCTCAGCGCTGTCCTCAGCATTTCTTGTTTGCGAGACTCCTCAGCGAGGCGTCCGGACTGGGCCGCCACGTCACCGATGCCTTTGGTGGTGATGCCAATTTTGCGCATAGCCCGCTCGGCCAAGAGAAGCGGCTTGGCAATTAAGCCTTCGGCCTTGCCTAGCGCATAAGATGCTTCGCCAACAATGCGAGGCATGTGCAGTAGACCCCAGATAATGCCTGCGGGACCAGCACCAGCACCAAAGCCGAGCGCAAGGCCAGCACCACCAGAGGTCATGCTGATGATGCCGCGTGGCATCACCGGCTGAGCTGTTCGGCCACCAGCTATTTGTATAAATCCTTCGGCTGGATTGCCTTGCATACCAAGCAGTTTTGCCCCTTCTCCGGCGCGCTTTTCCCATCGCTTGAGGGTATCAAGTCTGGCCCCGAAATCAGTAAAAACCGTATCTCTTGCGGCGGATGTTAAGCGGCGGCTTATTGTATCTTTGGAAAAGCCAAACATTTGGCGGACTTCTGCTTTAAGACGCATATCATCGCCATATTCGCGCATGATGGCATCATACTCATCTCCGAACCTGCTACGCAAGGTATCCTTAACAGAGTTGACTACCTTTGCGGCCACCTTTTGGGCAAGAGCGTCGGGCTCGCCCTGAAGAGCGGCAGACTTATAACGAGGATAAACCTTTTCCAGTTGGCGCTTCAGCCTGTCGAGGCCATAAGGGCTACGCTTCTGTCTGTCCCACTCAATAATATAGTCGCGGAATGAAATGTCTGGATTAACGGGTGCTTCCTTCCATAGGGCGCGAATTTTGTTGAGATCGGAAATCTCTCTGGCTGTAACACCGTGATCTGTGGCCTTGGCCGTAACAGGTTTAGTAATTTTACCTCCCAGCCGCTTAATAATTGGCGGGACATGATATTTGTCTACTATTTGCCGCATCTTGCGGTAAACAGCCGCTGCCGCTCCAGAGCCTTCCGGATCGCCAATTGTATGAGCGATCTGATAAGCTTCTTCTAAAGCATCATCAATTTTCTTTAGGCTGAACGGATTCTTATCAGCATAAAGTGGAGCAAGTCTAGCATCAATCCTTGCCTGCGCCGCATCATCAATGAGTTTTTCCGCAATATCAAACTTATCTACGCCCTCAGTTGCCGGACGCTTATTACGCAGGTGCCCCTTGGCAATTTGTGGTTTTTGCGTCTCTGTGCCAGCAAACTTTGTGCCAAGATATTTATTGGCCATGGCCTTAGGCAGTTGGTAGGCGGACTCATACGCTGTCTCAGCAAGAATTTGTGGAGCGAGATGAGCAGTTGATAGCCTGCCAGTGACGCCCTGAACAAACTTTTTGCCGCCACGATAGGTAGCCCCAGCAACTTTTGAGGCACCCACAATCGGGTCCGTGTAACGGCCAACAGCCGCTGATGCCCTACCCAATTTGCCAGCAATGCCCGGTGCTCTCGCGGCTAGCCCCCCAACAGTAAATGGGGTTGAAACATCAAGAGCGGTCCCAACCGGGTCTTTTTCCAGAGTATTAAGAAAAGCGTCAACACTACCATATCGTTTTGACAGGTAGTCTGTGAAGCCATCCCAGCCAAGATTATACACTGCCTTGGCGGTTTCTATTGGGTGGGCAATGGCTTGGACTGTTGATGCGCCAACCTCGTAGGCCGATCCAGGAACATTGCCCAGCATTTTAGCAAAGCTGAACCCATCATCTGTTTTGGCAGCCTGATCTGACGGCGCTTTGTTAAGTCCCATGCGCCTGCTATATAGAGTCCCAGATGATAGAGCCCCAGATGGCGCTGCTGGAGAGATGACAGAATCCTCCTCGTCAACGCCAGTCTGAAGCCCCATTCGCTTCTGATACAGTGTTGCCACTTATTTAACTCCAGTAAATTCTTTGAATTGATCCGGTGTTAGATCAACACCAAGTCGCGCGGCATCAGCACTTATGTCAGCATCACTCATTGGGCGAACTGCACCAGGGTTGTTCAGGACCCATAAACTAGCTCTGGTGGTGATTCTTAGGATTTCCCTGAGCGTTTCTTCATTAAGGGTTATATCGCCAGCAGCCAGTTGATAGGCGATTCTGCGGTCCTCGTCCGACAGGCCGGTGCCAGCACCGAACTGCTTGATGAGAATACCAACCTTATTACCAGCAGCCAGTACGAATGACTCTGTTCTAGCGACAAGCTTCTGCGCCTCCTCATCCCCTACATAAGCCTTGGCTCGCTCAAGAAACAGTCTCCAGTCGGCACCGAGGCCGGATAGAATACCACTATCCAAAAGGCGGCGCTGCTCATAATTGGAGCGGATAATGGTGCGCGCCTCTTCCATTTTTTCCCGTTTTTCTTTCCAGGACTTGGCTTCCTCTTGAGCCATCGCCTTGCGCTCTGGAGTAAATGGGTCAACATTCATCAACTGAGACATAATTTCGTCATCAGTTATTTTCGAGCCTGGGCGTTCCGGGTCGCCAAGTAGCCTATTTGGGTCAATGCCATATTCCTGCTTAAATTCTTCCTGTGCAGTAGGATCGGCAATAACAAGTTCTATATCCTCTTCTGGAATCTGACTGAAATCAGTTACGGCAGCTATTGGCTGTTGCTGGCCAGTCAGTTGGGTGGTTGCCTGAGCCTGCATAGGCATCGGTTGAGATTGTGGCTGCTGGGTCTGTGCCGTGATCGTGGCTGGCGGTGAGAAAACCGCCCCTGCCTGCGACTGCGACTGTTGGCTGGTTGTGGCAGGCGCTGTTTGGCTGCCCTTCAAGGCGGACATTTTGGACTGAATGTCCTCAGAAAACTGTTCGCTTTTTGTTTTAAGGGTAGGAATTAGGCCAAGCTGGGCTTGCATACTTTGGGCTGCCATTTGCGCTTCTGGCGTTCCCAATTGTGCAACCATATTAGCCATATCACTTAATTGTGCCTTTTGCGCTTCAATAGCTGTTTCCAGCCCTGGGCTGCGCTGAGCAGAATTTGTTATAGTGTCTGCCAGCGTCTTGAATTGGGCGCTGAATAAACTTGTGGCGTTATTAACCTGCTGGTCAATGCGCTCCCTCAATAGAATGTCACGTTTTGTTCTGTTCTCTTGCGCTCGCAGGCCAAGTTCCAGGCCGGTGCCAAAACCTTCGGCCAGACCGCCAGCAAATCCTCTTGCTACCATTTAGGAGCCCCCTCTAAAATCCTCTACTCAAATAAGGAACTGTTACCAAGCGCCGTGCCAGTTGCGGTGCCGATAAGCTGGCCTGGACCAGCGGCTTCCTGGGAAGCAATATCAGCAAACTCCGATCCTTGGCTTGTAAATGTGGTGCCAAAGTCGGTTATGACACCAGCCCGCGCCTTCTGAATCTGTAGCTTCACGTCTGCGATGGTCTTCGCCAGATCAACCATGGCCATTTGGGCATTATTCATTCCGGCCATAACAGACTGTAGAAGCTGACCACCAAGGTTGCCTTCAAACTGAATCTGGTCCCAAGCAGTTGCGATTGATTGATTTCTAGCTTGGGTGCGCGACGAAATAACATCGTTGGTCATCTTTAGTTCTTCTACAATAGACTCGGCCCTAGCTTTATCCTCAAGAGCGGCAAATTCGGCCTGGAGGCTGCCAATCTGTTGTTCAGCAAATGAAGCCCCGGCCATATTCCTTCTGGCTAGATTATCTCTCAGATTACCTACCGCTCGCTCTGCGGCACGAGAAATTTCCTTGGTTCTGGCGTCCGTAAGACGTCCGAAGCCAGGACGTATCTGTGAGAGAAGATCAGAATAAGCAGCCTCGTCAACATTCATTCCGCTCAGCAGGCGGTCCATGACGCCCTGGGCCTCAGGGGTCCTGTTCATGGTAATATCGCCGGTGCTGGAAATATTGATACCAAGGCCGGGGCCAGCGAAGCTTACAGGCTTAATTGGTGAGGTCTGTAGAGACTCCATCATGTTATTTAAGCCTTTAACAATAGGCTTCGGCTTAAGCTCTTTTAGACCTTGCTTAATGTAGCCAGAGGTGGCGTTCTTGGTCTTATTATAGTATTTTTCTGCCGTCCCGCCGCCAAACAAAGATGACATGCTTATTTCCCCACTATATGCGGCTTCCGCGTCTGGAAAATTCCCCGTGGACCTTCTTCGAAGAAATCGAACACAGTGCCAGCCCGGCGCAAAACCCCATAGCGGCAAATGTGCTCAAAAAAATTAATGGCCTCCGGTTCGCAGAAGCCGATTATTGTGTATTGTTTACGCATCTGATTCAAAAAATGGACGGTTGTTTCTAGTTTGTTCCTTGGCGATGCCCATGGAAACCAGATAAAATCACCAAGCCACATTACCTGTTTCTGGTAAAAAGGCACGATACCGAAAACAACACCGACTGGCATTGTATCTTTACCGGGCGGTGTTGCTATTAGCGTATACGCCCGCTGAAATCTAAGAGCAATGTGTTCACCAAAAGCTTCAGTAAATGCCTCTGGCGTGTTTTCAGTCTTTATGGCTTGCAAAACAGGACTACCTAAGCGCCAGGCGGCGTAGAGATATTTCATATCGTCGGCATCGGTTGGGCGCATGTTCACGATTCGCCCCCGGAACAGCCTAGAACGCCTTGGCGCTGGCCTATCCCGCCGCCTTGAATCCCATGTAGATTTCGTTGATTTGGAACTCCGAGGTGCCGTCTCCTTCGACGTAGATTTGGAGATCGTTTCCTTGTCCTGCGACTGCGAAACGCTCCCTTGCGAGTCTTCCTGCAAAGTGGGTTCCAAAGACGCTTCCATCACCAAAATAATACGCTCCCCCAAAAAAGGCACCCTCTTCAGCAGATGCCAAGCTTATATTAATGCTCTGGTCAAAGACTGTTTCACCTTGCCACAGAACAGTAAGCGTAAAGTCGGTAGATTCCCCGGTAACTGGGCGAAACTTTACAGCCCCATGCAGGTCATATAACTGCGCGTGGCCAGGGCCACTAAACAGCTTAGACGTCCTGTGGGCCTCAATGCTCTGCGTCCCGCCGTCGCCATTGTCGCCGGTCCCCTCCAAACGGTATACTCTACCGCTAGAGTCGCCGCAGAACACGTATTCAAGCCCATCTTCGATGTCTAGCATACTCCACATTTCTGTGGGGTTAAAATCCATGGCATGACGGGTAGTCCATTTCATCCATGGAGATAGCCCTGTTTCCGCGAGCGGCTTGTGGAACACCCACATTTCAGGCTGATCTTTTGGCTGGCAGTAAATACGCTGATGACGCGAACTATAAGCCAATCTCCATCCACCATAGGTGGCAATTGAATCAGAGATTTTTACTGATAGGTCGTTGGTTTCAACATCGCCGTAAGTGTCGCTAGCTATCAAGCTTTCAATGCGTCCAGGTCTGCCATAAATAACATCATTACCAGCAAACACAACAGCCTCGACACCATCAGCATAAGAATCATGGTAGAGAGTGCTTAATTCAAAATCTGCTGGCGACGACCCAGTTAGCTGATGCATAGCACCGTTTTTGGTGGAAATCACCATCACACCGAAGGCTCCAACCAGACCGTTGATTGGTTTCAGGTCTGGCGTGGGCAAAAACCAGGCGTCAGCATCCGAGAGTGATGACGTGGGCCGATTTTGAGTGGAAAGGGTTTCATAATCGCTTCTTGCTGAAGCTAACAGCACATGAGGCGTGGCCACGCCATTGGTGGTAATATTGCCAAAATAGGCGCGCTCCTTTTCGACGTGGATATACTTGGCAATAAAATCTCCACCCAGCATGTGATAAATGTCAGAGAGTGTTGTGCCGTCCCATTGCATGACTGGTTCGACGCCCGCCAGGTCACTGATGAGGACAACCTCATCCAGGTTCCAGATATGTGTGCGCGGGCCGCGCAATCGGGCCGCTGCTGACACGGTGCCCACAAGTGTCCAGGTATTCCAGTTTGGACCAACCTTATACACATTGGTCCCGGCCTGGATAAGCGTGCTGATGCTGCCATCAGCTTTGATTAATTGTGCAAAGCCATTTATACGCGCGGCATTGGGGGCCGTTCCCATAAGGTCGAACGGCTTACGTGGTCTAAATTGGGTATTGCCAAGGTCGAGATCAAAGTTTTGCCCAGCCGCGCACTCCCGGTCATCAATTTCGTCCGAGGAAGCGCGGGTATTCAGCCCGCCGCCAAAACGGAGCTTTAGCTCCGATTCATTAGAGGCGATAGTTGTCCTTGGCGCGACCTTTCCTACCAATGGCTTCTCCTGTTAACGCGGTTGGCAAATGATAGGGCGCGACTTAGCTGCCGCTTATACTCAACCTCGTCAAAATCATTACGCTTGCGGCGCTCCCATGATTGGGTGACAACCGGAAGAATAGCACGGTAAACCGCATCAGAGAATGGAAAGGCATCTGTTGCCGAATCCATTACCAAATCTTTGTCATAGAGTATGTTATAAGTATTGCCATTTTCGGCTGCTGTTGGCGTTCGATCCATACGTAGCAGGCCAGTAGTTGGGTTAATTGCCGCTGCATACGGAAGCCCGGTCCAGTCGTCGGGCAAAAACTGGTCGATACGCATTTGTTCGTATCCGCCGGGGTATTCCCAAATGTAATGCCCGTTGGCGGTATCAATTAGCGGCCATCTTATTTGCACAAGATCGGATGGCAGACTGTATTCTCTTGTCCCAGCTGCCAAAGAAATAGAAGCAGAGCCGGTTTCGCCTGGATGGGGTTGTCCCATCATATTACAGACGTGATCTACTGTTTCATTCCAAATTTGGACGCCGAGATCAATAAAAAGCTGCTTACCTTGGTTGGTTAAGCTGGACAGCGTGCCATTAGCATCGAGAATGCCGACCCTATCCAAAAGGTCGTTGATCCCGTCCAGGAGTGTCTTGCTCAATGTTTTGATCCCCGATGGTGGCCATGATGCGATTTACTAAGTCTGCCTTGCAATCTTTAGGAGAATGTTTAATGCCGCGCATTTTACAAAGCTTGCGCAGCCTCCACATCTGAGAGGATAAAAGCATGGCTTCAAACTCTGATGACGGACTCGGCACTACCGGAGGTACTTCTTCTTCTGATTCTTCAGAGTTTTCTGTGTGGTTCTGCTCTGAAAAAACAACATCACGGGACCGAAGCTGTCCTGTATGCTCGATCACCATGCCTGGTGGACGCATTGGATTTTTACCTTCGGCCTCCAGCCGCATAAAAAATGGAAGCATAAAATCTTTGGTCGCGCCTACCGGGAAATTCATTCCCCAGGCATTCCCTAATCGCCAAAGCTCCACCCGGCGCAAAGCGCCAACCGTGGTGCCATAAATATCTTTACCGGCAATTCTGGCGAGAGTATCTGGCTCCTGCGGCTCCGTCAGTCTTTTCAACACCACGATTATCCCCTGGCTCTGATTTTTTCCAAAAAAGAAGGGAAGGCCCCCACCCACAAGGGGCAGGGGCCAACCCGGCTGACTACCTTATTGGTTAGTCATTAGTTGGACAGGTTGGTGGCCGCTGAGCGGACAGTCCTGATCCAGTTGCTGTTCAGAATCTTGGCAGCGCACCAGGCTTTCCATCCCAACGTGCTATACTCGTTGAGCGGGTCAGCGGTGCCAGCCGATCCGAACGGCTTGTTAATGATCTCGATGACCTCCATCTTGCGGCCAACAGGCCCGGCATCCGTTGGGACCTCTTTACCGAGGCCAAGGGTGCCAAAGGCATGGCGACCATAGATGACGGTTGAATAGAGATCGGCGTTGTCGCCCGAAGTGGTGCGCTTGTCACCGGCTGCGGCACCAGTAGCACCGAGGCCAGCGTCAACCGACGCATCCGGGGTAGACATAAAGCGAATGCCGGTGCCAGCAAGGCCATAGAAGCCAAACTCGCCAGGCATAACGCTGACCTGGCCAGCGTATTTCTCAACGCTGGTGAATCCGCTGATCTGGGAAATGTCGTAGGCAACGTCCGGATGGGTGACGCCATAGTAGGCAGCCAGAATCGGAACGGTGCCGACATTCACAGAGCCACGGGTCATGGCCAGGAAGGTGTCCGCCACATTACGCTGAAGCGTATTGATGACGTTGTTGAGGACGCCTGCGGTAATCACCGATCCGGTGTTGCCGTCAGACGAACCGCCACCAGCATAAACGATGGTAGCGTTGTCCTCGACCTCGTTGCGGACAATCATGTTGACAACACGGCCAGCGTTATCTGCCAGAACATCCAGCAGTTCTGCGGTCGTGCCGTTGAAGTTGAACACATCCGCTTCCTCATTTAGGAGGATGTGGGTGCCATACTTCGAGACGGCCTTCTGCACGTCCGTCACTGTCGGGGTGACGCCGGTGCGGGTCGGATAGGACTCGCTGGTAAGCTCCGACAGAGCGGTAGTAGAAGGCGTCAGGTGCTCAATCCGACGCCAAAGCGCCGTAGCGGTGCCTGCGTGCTTGTTCAGGCTAGCAGGATCGGACCCCATGAAATAGTGGGTCTTATACTGCGCACGCTCCAGAAACCGCCGCGTGAACATCACGTTAATCGGCTTCTGGATAACTGTCGTACCTGTGACAGTCATCTTACTGCTCCTTAGTTAGAAAGAGCAGCACCCCATTAAGGTCCTATACCGGGGAAACCCCCAATTCCCGCTGCAATTTATCGAAATCGTCTTTCGACATATTTACAATATCTTGCTGCGAAAGTTCCTTTGGTGGCGCTGCGGTTGATGCGCTACGAACCGCAGAGGCCACGGCCTCACGACTTTCAGTCGCTTGCTTGTCAACTTTCTTGCCAAATTCCTTCAGCATTTCCTTGCGAATGGCAGCTTCCGCCCTTTCCCACTCTCTCGGATTTACCATACGGTTATTCCAGATGTCATTGAGTTGCGGATTGCGGCGTGCCAATGCGTTTAGGAAGCCCTCGACGCGCAGAGGCGTGGCCTCTAACCCGTCTGCAAGGCGATTATAGAGATTATCCAACTCGCGTTGGCGATCCCTTGCTTCCTGCTCTGCAATTCGGCGTTCAAGTGCGGCAAGCGCGGCGACATCAATCTTTGACTCGTCACCACTTGGTTCGCTTGTGGTCCTGAATTGTTCCTGTTTTGTTGCCGATGCTCTACGCTCGTCAAATTCCTTCAGGAGTTCCTCAAGACCATCATCTTCCTGCGCAGCGCCGCCCTCCGCTAAGGATTCCTGCTTCGGCTCCTCATTGGTATTTTCGGCAACCGCAGTCTGCTCGTTCTTCACTTCTTCAGTCACGTTACCCCCCTACTTAGTTGGGACTCCAAAATGTGCCAGCAGTAAATTATGGCCTTCGCGCATTCCGCTGGCAAAAATCCATTCGTGCATTTGCTGCTGATAATTAGCTGATTTATCCCCTTCCTCCAAACGCGAGCGCCTGAAGCGCGGTAGATGCGGTTCCGGAAGCGCCTGGAGCAATTCCAAGAACTCCGGGTCCGCCCGGAGTCTGGCCAATCTGGTTTGGAGGTGTGCTGGCAAAGAGAACATCGACATCGGCAAATCCCGCATTCTTGAGAATCATCTTCTTAAGCGTGGTGGTGTCAAGAGGTTGGCCACCGCCTCCCATCTGACGCTCCAGCACATCAATCTGAATGACTTGCTGAATGGCAGACATTTGATCTTGAATCCGTGCCCGTTGTTCTGCCGGTCCAGCCGAGCCGAATATCTCAAAGACGCATCCAGGAGGGATAACATCCTTGAAAACCCGCACAAATCCACCGTAGTCTGGAATCCAAATATCACGCTCTTCACCCCAGACATCACCTAGATAGGCAAACTGCATGTCCAGGATGCGCCCCATGGCACCATCCAGAAGTGAATTGGCATAATCAACGGTCCTGACTTGCCCACGCGATAACTCTGCTTCTTTGGCATAGGCTGTCGTATGCGACACGGTTTGCTGGCCGAGCCTTGGCGCGTGCATCCCGGTCACATCAGCATAATGGGTAACTATGGTGGCATAAGCCTGCAAAAGTGCATTCGGATCACCAATCTGAACGGCCTCCACGTCTCCGGCCGACCCCCAGAGTGCTCGCGGCTCGATAAGCGGACCACCAGTTGAAGCCCAATACGGGTCCTCCGGATCGTATTTGACTGGCGGCTCTGTATTAAGAATGGCCGACTGAAGCAATCGGCAAAACATCTCCGTAGCGGCAGCCTGAAGCGGCTCGCCCTTCATAAGGGGGCCAACTCCATAAGGAGAGTTAACATGCTCTATATGATATGGCTGCGTCACGTATGAGGTGAATGGCTTACTACGGAAAGCCATGCGAATCACCCTTGGCTTGCCGTTGCTGACGATGACTGTGCAGAGGGCACCTGGAATAAAAATGTTATCCACAGTCTTGCGCTCTACAACGAGATCGCCCTCCCAGCGAATCACATCAACACAGCCATCTTTGTCGCCCTCTACCCCCTTAAGCTGCTTCGGCATCCAGCCGCCATCCTCATTGTTGGGGTCTTTCGATCCCTTCTGGGCAGCCAGAACAATATCGGCCAGCTTTTGGCGCTTGAAAAAAATTGTCCCAGGACCGAGAACAAACCCTTCCTGCATGACAAGCTGGGGGGTGTCATCAAGGTAAGTGTCTTTGATCGAGGTGGCGAAAAACACCGGGAGCAGTTGCTCCTCTTTGGTTGTGCCCCTTGCTGTTTCTATGTAAACTGGCTTTTTTGCCTTGCGAACACGGCCAACCCCAGTGCCATACTTAAAAGCCTCAGCATTGAATCTGTCTATCTGCTGAAAAAACCCCTGCTGTTCGTGAATATCTCCAATAATTCCTTCGACAATCTTATCAACATTGTCTTGGTTTATCCGCGATGGAACATCATTTTCATCGCCAGAAATCAGGCTGGCAAAATCAATCTTCTGTAGGTACTCATCAGAAACAAGCGCATGGGCACGAAACCATGGTCCGTTGTCAGGAAACAACATCCTTCTGGCATCCGCGCAAAGGATTTCCAATGTCTGGGCCTGGAGAGGAAGCTCTTTTTCCGGCATCCATGCCATTCCAGGCTTTGCTTTGCCAGTAATATGATTAATCTTATATCCTACTTTCGGCTCCATTGCAAGCTGGCGGTCGATTTCTTTCCATTGATCTTCCATGTCTTTGCGTTTACGCTTGCGGGTGGCGTGCGTATCTGCAATGAACTCGGAAATGGCATCGAAATCCCTAGCGTCAAAACGGCGCTTTTCGGTGATTTCAGTATCCTCGGCCATTCATTTCCTCTGCAAATGCTATGCCATCTTCTTCGGCAGCCTTAATTCGGGTTTCCCTATCCACCAGGCCAAGCCCGGCAAAATACAGGGGGCGAGCGACCTCAAGCGTATTTTCATCCTTGCCAACTGCCCACAGAGTAGTGTAGTGTGGCCCCCTGAAATTGGGGTGGTCGTTGCAATAGCCATCCGCTATCAGCACGATACGATCCCCAACCTTAAGCTTTTTCACAGGCGCAAGGTTCGATTCGCGGCATACCTGTTCAAATTTTGATACATTGGTTCTAACTTCTGGCACTTTTGTTACCATCCAGTTACATAATGCGATGTCACAGCCCCGTTACATTATAGTAAAATATGCCAGCTATCTTTATCCGCAGGGGGTGGCCCCACTAACTGCGGCGGCCCATCCTGACACTTTTACCGCTAGGGAGTGTGGCGTAACGGCTGAGCACTATCCTAGCGTAGAAGCAGCACAAACTGACTTGGAAAAGATGAGAAAGTTCAACCCATCGGTAGATTACGGCATAGTAAAGGTTTCATAGCTATGGAGATCAGCATTGCTGGCGATATATACGACTATAATGAAGCTGTATTTGTAGAGTGGTTAAACTCTACACGCACCGCCAGTGCGCAAAATGTTATTACCACCCAAAATGTGTATCTGGCCAATCAAGAATCCATCAAAGCACAATTGGAAGAGATTGCAAAGATGGTGACCGGACACGGGCTGTCATTCTTTGCCAAATCCGAGCTAACAATTGGTATGAATGACAATATCTTTTTCTTCATAAGAGATGTTCCTATCAACGCTGTGGAGGTCAAGACTTTTGGCGAAAAGAGCGCCGTAGATAAAATCAACGCCATTCTTGGCAAGGCCCTGGAGATTTTTCGAACCTGCCACATTCATTGGTGGTATACTGCTCAGCACGGCCCCCAGTCTGTGCGCATTCCACTTGGAAAACCATTAAAATTTGAGCCTAAAATGTATCCAATGAAGGTATTTGGTGGCGATCCGCTTGGATATATGAAACAATACTACAATTCAAACGCGTCCATTCTTTTTTTGATTGGGCCACCTGGGACTGGAAAAACCTCTCTAATTAGGCAGTTCTTGTGGGAAAACAACCTGGATGCCTATGTTTCTTACGATGAAAGGGTATTGCGTGGCGATTCCATGTTTATCAGCTTCCTCACCCCAGAGGATGCGCGCAGAATGGCAGGAGATAAAGGTGCCAATATTATGATATTGGAGGATGTTAGCGAGTTGTTGCAAAAAAGGGAAATGGACAAGAACGAACTTATGGCTCGTTTCTTGAACGTCTCTGACGGCCTAATTCAGTTCCCTAACAAGAAAATAATTTTCACCACCAACCTTCCATCCTTGAAGGATGTTGACCCGGCCTTGTTGCGCCCAGGCCGCTGCTTCAATGTCATTGAAATGCGCCCACTCTTTTATGAGGAGGCTGTGATTGCCTGCAAAGCAGCCGGGCTACCGATCCCGCTTGAGAAAAAAGACTATACTATGTCTGAACTCTATAACCAAGACAGGGTGGCTACCCTCACCCCTGTTGTCCAGAAAATAGGGGTCATCGGTTGAGCCCAAGCGGTCTAATGACAACGGTATGGATGTGGATAAAGTAGGATGACTCTCTTCATTGGTGACGTTCACGGCAAATACAAGCAATATAGAAAAATTCTCAGCGAGAATATCGGCACCATCCAGGTGGGCGATATGGGGGTGGGTTTTTTCCACCCGATGACAGGCGAAGCCTTGGCTAATCCGCCACATTTCAAAATGCTATCTGGCGGCCATCGTTTTATACGTGGCAACCATGATAACCCAGCAATATGCAAGACGCACACCCAATGGATTCCGGATGGGACCATTGAGGGTGAAATAATGTTTATCGGCGGAGCAACCTCGATTGATAAGCACTCGCGCGTTCTTGGTATGACCTGGTGGCCGGACGAGCAACTTTCAGCCCAGGAAATGGGATTAATGGTTGATATTTACCGCAACCAGCGTCCGCGCATTATGGTTACACACGACTGTCCAGAGGACATCTCTGACCTGTTGTTACCACAGGGCTCACCAAAATTTTTCGAGAAGAGCCTAACTAGGCAATCTTTTCAGAAAATGTGGGAATTTCATCAGCCGGACATTTGGATTTTTGGCCACTGGCACACCAGTTATGACAAGATTATAAACGGAACTAGATTTGTGTGCCTGAACGAGCTTGAAACAAAAGAAATTGAGGTTGGCCTGTAAAATAACCCCCCAAAAGCAGAAAATTGGCACCAGCGGCAGGAATCGAACCCGCACCTTCGGAGTTGGAGGCCGCCATGCTACCACTACACCACGCTGGTATGGTTAGTGGAGCCGCCAGCCTTTAACGCGGCGCACCAGGCGTTCATAAAAAGCAGTTTTAATGGCGGATGGGGAGGGAGTCGAACCCCCAAGGCCCTTTGAGGCTCTTCGGTTTTCAGGACCGCTGCCGTCGCCAATCGGCTTGCCCATCCTTTGGGTGGACGAGCCTGACGATGAATGTTCCACTTTCTTCTCCATCACGCTAATTAAGCACCTTCAAAATGGTCTGGGCGGATGGACTCGAACCATCGACCCTATCGCTCCAAACGATATGCGCTACCCAACTGCGCCACGCCCAGGATAGCCCAGTCTTCTAACCAATATTCCTTCATGTGTCAAGAAATGGAGCGGGGGGCAGGGTTTAGCCCACCCTGCCCGCTTGTCTAGGGTGCCAATCCAGAGACAGCACCAAAGACTCCGTGCCCAGCACTCTGGCTGCCTGCTCCCGGCACCCGCTGAAGAATATGGAGCGGGGTGTCGGGCTCGAACCGACACCTACAGCTTGGAAGGCTGTGGCGCTGCCAATTACGCTCAACCCCGCATGGTTGCAGAGGTGGGAATCGAACCCACTACCTGTGACTTATGAGGTCACCGCGCTGCCATTGCGCCACTCTGCTTTAAAAGAAGGGTACCTGGGCACCCCAAACTGGGTCTCCGGGCGATTAGGCATTTGGCAAACCTAAACATTCCCGCAGTCAGAGAGGGATGCCCAGGCAGGCACACCCAACTGGGTGCTGGCAAGGTCAATCCAGAAGGGCCAGTGCCAAGAACCATAACATACTACCCAGGCCAGAAATGTCAAGCCTAATGTCAAGCCTAACGTCAAGTCAATAACCTAAATTACTGCACTTGTGTATGCACTTTGTTGCTGCTTTGTTCTCAGGGATTTTGGCTTGGCATAGCGCCGCATCATAATGGCATACATTACGGCCTTAATGACATCATCCCGAAGAGGAACGATCTTGCCGTTTTCGTCCCGATGATATGACCTGTATTCATCAAAAAACTCGCTACAGGTGTCGAAAACCTTAAGGCCACCATCCCGAAAGCGATTCTGCATTTCCAGGACTATCGGCTCCACCGGCTGGCCGCCGCCTACATCATTCTTGTAACGGGCTGACATGGAAAGCATTTTGGTGGCACCAGCCTCCATGTAGATTTGTTTCAAGGTTTTCAGGCCCTTGTCCACCCCAGGCTCTCGCTGTAGACCGTCATGCGGCCATGCCACCGGAATCCATGGTTCAGTCCCTCGGATAGCAGTTACGTGGGTCGGGACATCCGCACCCTTTTGACGCCAGGTTCTGACAACGTAGATAACATCATCGTCCCGATCCCAGGCGATTTCAGCAACAGCAGCAGGGTGGTCAAGGCCGAAATCAATACCGACGATTCTGGCCCAATGATCCGGAATCTTCTTGGGCGGGCACTTAATATCACTCTCATTTGAGGTGAATACCCGGCCCATACCCATCATCGGGACGCCCTGGGTGCGCACATCCACCTCATGCTCACCGTAAGCAGCCCTAGCTGCTACCTTGTCCTCCTCCTTCAAATGGGGGGCATCATCCCAGGTGGCACCTCTCCACCAGACACCAGAATTTGGCGCTGCCGTCATAAAGTGACGGATCATTTCTGTTTCACCAAGAAGCGGCGTAAGCGTGGCATACATGATGCCGGAGGATCGGAAGATGCGGGTTACCACCTCGGAAAAGATCGGCTTTTCCTCTTTGGCTGTTTCGTCTGGCTGCTCGTCCATCCACACAATATCTGGGGCGGCACCCTGCCACATGCGCCAACCCTGCTCATAGGTTTTCATAACAACCATAGAGTCTTTGCCAGAAACGTGGCGAACATAAGCAATATCAACAACATCACCAATGCCAGCTTGACGAGGGCGAGGCTTGCCAACAAGACATTCACCCGGAATAAAACCGCATCCGAGTCCTTCTCCCAGGTTGGGGCCGAAGAGTGCGGGCTGGGTATAATCGCGCTGAGTCTGGTTAGAAATAGAACCCACCCAAACCAGCACTTGCTTATCAAATCTTCTTCCCTTCCACCAATCGGGGTAGCGGCCTGTAAGGTGGAATGCGGTCTCAGCCGCTCCAACCACAGTTTTTCCGACACCGTTAGCCGCCATTAGTAGGCGTTGGGAGTTAGCATGCCCATGGTTGTGGAAATCAAGCTGCCAAGGATATGGTTTATACCGAAGGAGTTTCCGCTGCTCAACGCGCCTTAAAGCTATCGCTAAAAGTTTCCGCTCTGGAGAATCTGGCCCCAATGTCTTCAATTTCTCTTTTAATTCTTGAAGGAGCATTCTTGCTTTTCCACCCCCGGCGATAGGCTACACCAGCAACAGCACTGCGGGTAACCTTTTTCCCCAACTCTCTAGTTAGTATCTTGGCCGCTTCACCGTAGGAATAGCCATCATTAAGGAGTTCATAGCAACGGCGAAGCTCAGTTTCTGGATGCCAGTTTTTATGTTTCCACGTAGCTGGAACACCCATTCTTTTACGAATCCAGCCAATGTATTTAGGGCTTCGGTTGAGACGTTGCGCAATTTCGCCACATGTCATTCCGCTCTCATACATCGCCTTCACTTGCCTGTAGAGCGGCCTGATATACTTGTTGGGGGGCAGGCCAAGTCTGCGCCTGATGCTATACACATACTGATATTCAAGCAGCATGATTTGGCTGATCTCTTTATCAGACTTACCAAGCGCATAGAGTTCAAGATACTGCTTGGTTTTAGGTCCCCCCCTGGCAACAGCAGGACGTCTCTGCGTCCACGGTGTTAGTCCAAGCCGTTTCAGGCGTTTATGGATATTACCATAACGGATTTTTATGCCGTATCTGGCTAAAAGCTGCCTGGATATTTCGGCAGTATTCAGTCGCTCAGAGTGCAACTGAATTATTTTTTCGTCTGTCCTTGGATCACGACCTAAGCGCATCGCTAATCATGTCTACCTGGGCGTCGGAAACATTTTCATGGCATGGCAGTGACAGCACACGCCTTGAAACCCACTTAGCGTTAGGACACTCAGCATTCACATATGGCAGATCGCATATCGCAGGATCGTAATGAATGCGCGTCTCCACGCCAATTTCTGCAAGCCTATATCTAACGGCCTCCCGGTTGTCTACCAACACCGGGTAGACATACGGCACACCATTCCCCTTTCTTGTAAAGGACATTTTCTTTATGCCGTTAATATGATAACGGCCCGACACCGCCCGGCGGCGCTCGATAATCTCTCCATATCTGGAGAGTTTGCATCTGATAACGGCAGCATTTATTTCGTCCAACCTCGAATTAAATCCTTGATGCGTTTGCCCCCCAGGGCCACGACCATGGTTCCGTTTTTCAGCCATGTATTCGGCTTTTGCTTTGGATTGGAAATAAACCGCTCCCCCATCACCTATACCCCCTAGGGGTTTAGTTGGATAAAAACTGAAGGCAGCAGCATCACCAAAATTGCCGACCTTTATCCCTTCAAGCGAGGCTCCAAAAGCCTGGGCACAGTCCTCAATTAAAAACAGATTGACGCTGCGGCAAAAATCAGCGATTTCCAGCGTATCATAAGCTGGCCAGCCATACAGGTGAACCAGACACACCGCCCTTACAGGAATGCCATTAGTAATCGACCTTACCAGGACATCCCTGATTTGGTCCCGCGATGGTGTTAGGGTTTTTTCGTCCACATCACAGATGATAGGGATGCCGCCTTTCCGAAGGACCGCCTCACAGGTCGCACTAAATGTCATTGCTGGGACAATAATTCCATACCCGGCGCAATCAAGCCCCTCGATGGCCATTTCCAGTGCGTCCGTTCCCGACGCACAAGTAACAACTCCGCCAGCACCAAGATAATTATTCAGCTCGGATTCCAGGGCCTGAACCTGATCTCCCATAATGAATTTGCCGGTGTCGATAACATCTAAAACCGCCTCGACCTCCTCAAATTCAAGGTGGGTATTAAAAAGCGGGACTATGGGAGCCATTTGCACCTGGTCGCCTCAGCTTTTTCGATGCTGTATGTAACCTTGCCATGGTAGATGCAGTCTCTATGCTCGATAAGGCATTTATCGCATACGGCAAACTCAATAAATGAAGAATCCATCGGGTCAAACACTGTAGAACCATAGTGCCCATGCGAAGCAAACGCCAGCCCTCCGCTGGGAATGAAGCCTGGGGCATAGAGATTCTCTAGCTCGCACTTACAGATAATACATTTTATTATTTGGATTGGCTCTTCTTTACTGGGGAACCCATTTGTCTCGGCTTCTTTATTGGCCTCGGAAGATTCTTCTTGCCGTGGCTCATTTTCTTTCCGTTCCAGCGTTTCGCCATCCTTTGCAACCTCATCTGTCCAATCTGGGTATGCCCATTCTCCCTCCGCAGGCTCAATAAACACGTCTCGCTTACGAGCATCATTAAGCGCCATTTCAATAGAACTAATAACTTCCTCCGGGGTGCTGCCAGTAAAAAACGGCTCTGCCGTCATGGACCATGCCGACCCGTCCTTATTGTAAAACACCTCATGCAGACCGTAACAGTCTGATTCTTTGCAATATTTTACAATCCTGTAATTCCAGGACATTTCTTCTTCTCTGGATTAACTGAGCGTTCTTAACTGGATTTGCTGAGCACGACAGATTACGATTCCATTTGCGGGAACATCGCTTACAATAGTTGCCCCGGCACCGACAATAGAACCGCTACCTATTGTAACCCCAGGGAGGATGACGACTCCAGACCCAATTGAGGCTCCATCCTCAATAACTGGTGGCTCAAGCTTGAAATTGGGATTGTTGGCAACCGGGTATTTATCATTGCAAGTGACCACGCCATGCCCCAGAAAAACCCCTGAGCCAACGCGGGTGCCACCAGCCAAAAAACAATGGGAGGAAATAACTGTGTCATCGCCAATAACGGCATCTGACTGGATTTCAACGAAGGGGCCGATTCGGACATTATTGCCTATCCTACACCGATATATATTCGATGGCGCTCCCACGATGCAACCCATTCCCCATTCTACCCTGTCCAGACAAGAGTGGCGAATGGTGGGGGAACAGTCGTTCGAGACATCCAATAACTTCGGCCCCGTGCAGACCATCAGTGACCCCAGATAACATCCTCTCCTGACACCGCCAGACAAAATCAGAAATGAGGCGTTTTAATGGCTCCTCCTTCTCATCAACCATTTTTTTGGCAAAATCTTTGCCGCCATAAAGCCCATCCAACCTCCATAGATAGGTGGCCCCTGGGTAGTGAAGCACAATATCTCGAACCTTGTGTGACCACACCCTGCTTGCCATAATAAAGGCGCTGCCACCGCTAGAAAGCGGGATTGCCGCTTGGGCTACTGCTCCATCAACCGTGCCTATACCAGGCACAATAGCACCCGACAGCCTTTGGAGAATAGACAAATCGTGAACAATAAGGTCCCAGGCGGCATTTATTTGGGCCTGCGGCATAGGCGGCCCAAGCCGCACCGACTGGTAGCTAATCAGAGGCTCCCCAAGTTTCATCAGGAAGCTTGCGGTAGCCGTATGCAGAAAAGTGCTGTCAACCGACAGCACTAGCCCCTCCCCCCTAGCCTGGTCTACCAATCGGCAGGCTTGTTTTGTATTTAGAGTCATAGGCTTCTCGACTAGAACATCCATGCCGTTCTGCATGGCGCGGGAAGCCAAATCATAGTGGGTGTGCGGCGGGGTGGCAATAATGGCCGCTGTCGCCATTGTATGGTCTAGCTCATCGACGTTATGCTTGTCGATGGTATGCACAATGCTGTGACCAAGCTCGGTAACGGCCCTGGCTAGTTTTTTTCCCCAGTATCCTGGTCCAACAAGAACGAACCGCATTCCCCGCCTACGCCCCTCTTCTTCTTAAGCTGTTTTATAACCCTTGCCCTCCGTTCCTCCATCGGCAAAACAAGGCTGTTCTCTCTAGCCTGCTTCCAGTTCGGAAATGCCTCCCCTTGCGGGGCGCGACCCAAAATGTTCCAACAGACCGACTCTACCATCATCAGTTTGCGGTTTCCCTTGAAATGAACAAGGTATGCCCGCCTAGCAATATTACTAAACGCCCCACTACGCTTGACAAAATAATTGTGGGTGCGACACGGATACAGATGAATCCAGCAGCCATCTGGTTTGGCCACCCTAATCCGATCAGGGTAGTCTGGGTTAAGTGGCTCCCATTCTTCACTTGGGCCGAGCGCATCTTGCCAAGACTCTTGGTCTCCCCAGAACTCGTAAAAGTCTGGGTTCATCATATCTAGAGCGCGCCGAAGAAACCAGGCGGCCCTATCATGGTCATAGACATAGGCTATGTTATTGATCATAGCCTTACCCATGATACGGTAGGTAACTGCCATATTGTGCTGCAAAGACGTGCTTAGGTCGCGGACGGCGGCGCAGTCAGTAGCGGCCAAAACAACAAGCCCATCTTCGGCTTTTTTCTCGTAAGCAAGCTGGGCCAGCATGTATTGTCGCATAAGAGGCTCGCCAGATGGCGCTAATACCTCCACCTCAAAATCTTTTTCTAGGGCGGGGGCAGTCTCTTTGTCGGTCAGCACTATATAGCGAGCACCAGGATTAGTAAATTCAAGTGCCTCCCGGCCAACCTTCATAAGTGGCGCGTAGATAGGCAGCGTATCCGCGCCAGCGTGGAAAACAACAAACCTAATATTATTCACTTCTAGCAGCCCTTTTCTTGGGCCTTATCAATTTTATCCAGGCCCTTTTGCTTTAGGTTACCCTTCAGATGTATCGAAAAATCCTGGAGTTGGCATTGCTGCCAGACGTTACCCTTCTTGCCTGGGGTAAGGTCATTAGAACGAATCGGGAACTGAGACCTAGCATAGTCAAAAACATAGGCGCTGTGCCACTCTGGCAGCTTAAACACCTGGCCTGATCGGTAAAGTTCCGGCATAAACCAAAGGAACTCCCTCGTCGCCGCGCTAAGCCGAATGGCCCAAAAGCCAAGCTCTGTATGGGTTACCCGTCCAAGATAGGCCAAATCGGCGGTATTGAGCGTGCCCTCGATAAACCGAGGCATATGGTTTGTGAACACCACATCACCATCAAACCAGGCTAGAATGTCACCATCATTCATGGATTTTGAGGCGTGCTCTGGGTAAAAAAGCTGCCAGCAAAACCGAACCGCATCATGGCGATACGAATAACCGTTCCGGATGTCCTTTTTGCGCCATCCAGGCACAGGAGCTTTTCCGCAACGCTCAGGAATGTTCTTATTTCGTTCCGCGAACTCAACAGCCCCATTGAGGGCCGAGTGCAGCACGAAATCACCTCTGGGCATCAAGATAGGCTCAGCAACATAAACAACCAAGCCGTAGCCGACAGGCGCAAACTGGTAGAAGGTATCTATAAATCGCCTGCCATAAAGATCGTATCCGTCCCTAGAAAATCCACTAACGATGGTTATTGCCATTCTCTAGGCCCCGATCATTTCGCATATCAGCTTCTCAGCATGGATTACCGCATCAATCTTGCCAGCCCTGACCCGTAGCGACCTCTCCCCAGTCCTAATAATGTCTACCAGTCTAGCATCAGCCGCCGATTTTGGCATGGCCCTGATTCCGAAACGGTAATCAGCAATAGTGTAGAGGTCGCGGACAGACGGCCAATAGTAACACATCTGATCTAACATGGCGTCGGCACGTGCCGCGACCTCTGGAGGCTTAATCGTGTCAAGGACACGTCTTGCCTCTTCATAAGATGAACATTTTTGGATTGGCGTGAACTTTGCCGAAGTTAGGCTGTTCATGTTTTGTTCTTCGTCCCAGGGATAGAGTGAAGGGAATGGCCCATCCATAATGGTAACCGCCTTGTCGGTTGGCCCTTCAAGAAGAACAGTCAAACACGCCTCATAACGATCAATATTCTCGCTATCTCTAGCGCAGAAAGTGCAGTCTATTTCCCAGTCAAATTGGCCAGATTTATCCGAATCATCCTTAACCAAGCATTGTCTTAGCTTCCGCTCAAAAAAGTTTCTTGCTTCACGAATGACAATATGCCTCTCGCCAGTAAGAATCGCTCCTTCAACATGAACAATTCCATATTCGCCAGGGTCATATACTGTAATGAACTCGATTTCCCCGCGCAAAATCTGGCAATAAGTCCCAAAATCGACCAGCGAATCATTCTCAGCAACTGCATACACATTAATTGGCACGTGGCGAGTAAGGAAACCGTAACGAGCAAGAAACGCAGACTGATGCTCCTGACAATACGCTCGCGTAAGGCGGGATCGCGGATAATGCTGGCCTTGATGGAGGCGAGCAGGATTCGCGCCCGATGCTCCGGAGAAAATGGAATTTCTCTCTGCCAGTTCGACCTCATGGCCCCTATTTAGCAGGGCCAGGGCCAAATTGCAACCATACCAACCAGCGCCCCTAACCCTTATTTTCATCGGAAACTAACTTGTAATACTTGTATTGGGTGGGAAAGACAATTTCCTGGTCCTTTACCCGCTGGGCAATGCACATCAGGTTTAATTTCATGCCGTTGTGGTCGATCTTGAATTTCTGCCGAGGGACAACATCGCGCCTGCGGCAGCGGTGCTCGCCCTCAAGGGCGACGATCTTGAAGCCGTTTTGCTCGTAAAAATCAGCAAAGACACAGGGAGAAAAATTCCAAAAACCATGGTTCCAGTGGCAAAGAGGAACCATGTGATAGATAAAGCCCATCGGCTCCACAGCATCAGCCATATTCCAGAGAGCAGTTCCAACATTAAAACAGTGCTCGCTGGTGCCAGGGTCAATAACAAGATCAAATCTATCCCGCAAAAAGCGCAAGCTAAACTTATCGTTAAGGTCAACTATATGGTCTACATTATAGGTATCTCTAATATCCGCCACGGTAAGTTCCCCGCCCATTGCCTTGAACACTCCCCGAGCATTTCCTACAATGTCTGGCTTAGGATGGAACTTCCTCTCTACAAGGACTTGCATATTGTCAATGGCGAGCCTGGACCCAAGAATCGGAAAAAGCTCATCGGCTGTGGCCAGAATATCTGGATGTCCCAAAGACAAGGCCCGGAACGGCTTTGGCAGGGGCAACCTTGCAATTCTCTCAATCTCAAAGGCGTAGAGACCCACTACAATATCACCCCATCATAAGTCTATGGATGGCACCTATAGGCGAAAACGGCTAAGATGATAATCGGACTCCGACCTATACTTAAAGGCAATCTCGCATTCCACTTCAGGTCTTTTATGAGGCGCAATCACTTCGATCCATTGCATCTTTGTCCAACCAATCGGACACTCAATTCCCTCTGAAACCCATTTTTTTTTGGGGAGACCGATTGACTCCACAATATAGAGAAACTTATTTGCCAAGGAAAACAGCCTCTTAATTATGACCGGCAAATCATAAACCGGGATGGCCCCCAGGACATGGGAACAAATTACCAAGTCGTGAGCCGCCTCTGGTTCGGCGGCAAACTTGGGAACGGCTGGATCAAACTTTGTGACCTTGATTCCCCAATATTGTTCTAGCGTCATTCCGCCAGGAATTATATTCTCCTCTCTTTCCAGGTCTCCGGAAAGAGACCATTGCGCAAGAGGCGTATCAGATGGAATGACCCATTCATACTGGAGACCCTTGCCACATCCATAATCCAGAATCGACCTTATATTATATTGGTCTATTATTCCCTTGATATATTTAGCGTGTGGCTTGATAAACTTGCCGGAGAACTTGTTGGTATTTGCCTGTAATTTCTTCGAATCCTCTAGGGCAGCGAAATATTTATGAGAGACCTTACTAAGATAGTCCTTCATTTGGCTGAGCCTCTTCTTTCTTTGACTTAGCCACATTACGCTGCTCTTCTTTCGATTTCTGCTTCTTCCAGGCTTTCTTCCAAAGTCCATTCTTTTTAAGAAGCGCCTTGGAAGGCTTCATTGCTTCACCGGCCACATACTTGATTTCAGCATCATCCAGAATATCGCCAAAAAGCTGGGGCCTAACAGCCTGCCAAGCCAAGCCGTCACGCATTTCGGCCTCAGTAAACATACACCAAGCAATATTCCAGAGCCATTGATCCCTGTCTGGATAGGAGGCTAAATATGGTTTTTCCACATCCCGCAAATCGGTTGAGGAGATCGGCTTTGTGATGGCCTCACCAAGAACGATAGTGGGCACCCCCTCAAGAACAGCATCAAACCCAGCGTTTGACCCATTGGTGACCAGAACATGCGCCCTCTGGAGAAGGTCGTAAAGACTCTCCTCACGCCCAGAAAATGAGGCCCCCTTCACAGGCTCAGCAGCAAGCCAAGTCGGCTTTGGGCGATAGACAATAAGCCTGTTGGTTAACTTGCGAAGCCGGTTAACAATGTCCTGAGCATAAGTAGTTGGGTCTGGCAAACCAGCGAAACTATGGTATTTTGCGCTCGATCCAGCATAAACAACATAATCGCCTTCGCGCCAATCCTTCGGCTTCACCGCCCTGCGCTTGGAAATCCTGTCCCAACGCTCACGCCCATGCTTGGCCCTGCTAACATATTCTGTTGGATGATGCGTATTAACCGCGACCCGCCAATATTCCCAGGTCCGGTTAGGGCCGCGATGGCGAAAATATCCCTTGTCAAAAAAAACCACATGCTTTCCAGCCCGCCGCACCTCACAGAATAGTTTGTGGCTCTTGACGCCGACCATACAAAAGACATCGCCATCGGCCTCTAGACAGTCACGCTTGCCCTTGTAAACTATCTCCCCAATGTCTCCCCCCTTGGCCACGCCCTCTAGGAACGCTTTCGCCAGGGCCTCCTCCCGGTCTTTGTCGGCGCTGATAAAAACAACCTTCAATGGCGTCACTGGATTATCCCCTCATCCTTAAGATAGCGCCAGGCCGCGCCACTCTTCATTTCGTCGGGCCTCCACTGGGTATAGGCAATATTGGCCGCCCATTGTTCCCGCCCATCGGGGTAGATGGGACTCTCAATTAGGGAAAGCTCTTTCAGACTTAAAGCCGTAGCCACACCATGCCAGCAGAAAGAAGGCACTCCAGAACAAAGAGCGTCAACACACACGTTTGAGTGGTGGGATACAACCGCATGGCAGTCAGCCAAAACGTCTTCGAGACGTTGCTCTTTCCCACTAAAGATAGTGCCTTCAATTCTGGTCGGGTTGTTCCAGGACGGTTTCGGACGATACACGATGGGCCGATCCGTGTAGCGACGGATTTCACGAACAGCAGCTTCTTCCCACTGGTTGGGCCTGAAGCCCTCAACCTCGGCCGCCTTGGCCCCCATCCCGGCAACAAGAATGTGCCTGCCTTCTTTTTTCCACGGCTCAATTTTAACGCCGAGCCGATTGAAACGATCTTCAGGGTATGGTCTATTCTGAAAATACGCTGTTGGATGTCGGCTGTTGACAGCAATTTTGTGGTAGCCATACAGTTTGCCGCCTTCTGTTCGCTTCCAGTAACCAAGGTCTATGTAAACTGCTTTTTTCCCGGTTCTGCGGTAATCAACAAAAGCCTGCCGTAATTTGCCATAAAGCCCATAGAATACAGCCACATCAAAGTCAGGGCCATTGTAAAATTCTTCCCTAATCTCCCTCACCTGGTCACCGCAACGCCTAATTCCCTCCGCCATAGCCGAACAAACTATTCGAGACCTTGGGCTTGGCCCTATAAGCACCTGAACAAGCACTGGAACGGTTCTCCCGTCTCGATTTCTTCTGGCTTCCACATAGCCCAGGACAGGCGGTGAAAAAGTGTATCGCGCTCACCAAGATATGGCTGCTCGATATGCTCTATTCCTGGCCGCGCGGCGTAAGCGCCAATCCAGTGCGGCATTTCGTAAAAAACTGGACAGCCCTCAACTATAGCCTTTATGCCACCGCCACTAGCCCAGGTAACCACAGCATGGCAGCCACGAAATTCTGGCTCAATCGGATGGATTCTATCTTGTGGGTATCTTACCACGATCCTGCGATTGGTCGCCACCGTCAGCCTCCGCAGCACATCCGATGTCCAAATCCTTGGCATTGCCACCGGCGGTATCCCGATACCTCGTTGGGGGACAACCAGGATGTGTTCCCCTTCTGTTCGCCATGGCTTTACTGCGATACCAAAATTGGGCCAGCGGCTTTCTTCTCCTACCCACCAGGTCCCAGCCCCATTATGTTGGCCAAGGCAAAGCGCAAAGGTGTTTCCCCCAACCCAACCATGCTCAGCAATAACAACTTTGGCTCCCACCGCCTCATAGCGTCTGGCGAACGGGTCATGCGTCGAAAGGCGGTTCCATAAAACCAGAACATCCTCCGGGGTCGGCTCTAGTTTCGGGGCCTCGGCTAAATCAAACCCCAGCCTGCGCAGGCCGTCACCGATTTGCCTAACCGATCTAGCACGCCCTAAAATCGTTGCAACTGGCTTTGCCATCTACGGTCTAATCGGGTTACGCCTTTCGCCCCCTGCTTTATTTATCTAGCCCACATCCTTAAGGCTTCGTTCCACTGATCAGCGAAGTCAACGTCCTCATACCCCTCCATCCAAGGTCCACCCTTGGTAAAATGTAGAACCTTTGGCCTAACTTTAGCCTTGGTTTCATCAACCAAAAAGTTCCACTCCGGGCCAAGCTCGCCAATCTCTTCGTCTTGGAGCCAGAAAAACCTATGCAAATCTCGCCCAGGTCTTGTATTTAAGACCTTGAGAGTTAGCTTTTTATTGGCTGGATGGTCACAATTAAAAAGACAGAAACTTGACCAATTCTTACGAGCATACCTTGTTTGGGTCTGGCCATCCATCTTTACTATTTCCTGCGGCACATGGTTGTGCTTTACACAGTAAACAGCATATTTGGGATCGGCCTCTTCAAAGAGTCTTACCAGAGATTCGCGGACCAACATATCGCAGTCCATGAAAAGAGCCCACCCACTACCGGCAAGATACGGAGTGAAAAACCGAGAGATTGCAAACTCGGTAGACATTGGCGCTTCAGAAATCGGATCGTAAAGTTGGCCATCACGAAAATCAATAGGGCGATAATAAAGGCCGTCCCTTCGCAGGTCGTCCAGAACAATTCCATGAATTGGTATGGGTTGCGTCAATGTTCTACGAATTGAATCCCTGCAAACTGCAAAAGCCGCCGCTTCTCTTGGATCGAAACCTATGTAGATAGCACGATTATCCATTCATAACCCCAAAAATCAACACCGTCACCCATCCCCCAGAGCCTCTTTGAGTCTCCCCGACAACGCCCTCACCTTACCACGAAACAACGGCAGCGACCGCGCGATAATTCTATCTGTTGTCTCGTTTAAGAAATTTGACCATTCCCGGCCATGACTTAGCGGATGCCCATAAGGCGGATCGTAAAAATGCCCGGAATTGTCCAGCGGTATACCAGCAACGGTAATATCGTCATAACCGAGGCAGAGAGCCACCAAAATAGCCACCAAGCCGGATGAACCCTGCCCTGGCACAGGCCAATAATGCACGTCAGCGTATTCTGGTCCATCGCGCTTAAAACAGGAATGGAGCTTCCATCCCTTCCCCCAAAGCTGCGTTAACGGTTTCCTTCTTCCTTCAGACCAGTGGATTAGCTGCTCCACATCATTTGAATACCAGTGCTTGATATACCCCGGCCAATACATTCCCATGTCATTGACGCACATGACATTCCTTTGTAGGCAGAGGCCACGCACCTCTTCCCAGACGTTGCGACCGCTGCCAACAATGAGCAATTCACCTTGCTCAGACCCGATTAGCCGCCGTGGAAACTGGCGCTTATCTAGGCCAAAATAGTCGAATACATCACTAATATGGATACATCCCCCAATGTTTCAGCCGAATTTCCGGATCACATATAATCTTCATGCCAAGCTTACGCACCTCACGGCAGAAGAAATAGTCCTCACTAAAATGAACCCGCCCATCTCCATATGAGTCTATTGGGTCCTGGAAAAAACCCCAGCATTCACGCGCCTTAGTGACACGATTCTCGTCTGTAAAACCCTCTTGATAGCTCCACTTAGGATTCGCCATTTTTAGGCGCTCAAAAGTCCCACGCTTTATCATCATAAAGCCGGTGCCAGCAAAATCTATCTCAAACGGGCCGCTAAAGTCGGTTAGTGGCCTCAACCGGCCACCAACCCAAACTTCTAACTTTGCATCAGGATTCTTATGCCGATAGGCACCAACAGCAACATCAGCCCCAGTAAAGCAAAGGTTCCAAAGGTGAGCCACGTCACTAGGGCTAAACTCAATATCAGCATCAATAAATAGCAGGCACTCGAAATCAGTCTCTGTAAGGAAATCCGCACAGATAACATTTCTAGCCCTCGTTATGAGACTTTCATTGGTTATCCGATGAAAGTCATGGGGGAAACTCGTTCCAGAAAGCTCCTTCTTAAGGTTGTAACAAGAAGCCTCAAAAGGAACCGTTGACCACCCATTATAGCACGGGGTTGCTATGAGTAAAGACATTCTTTTTGAGCAATTCCACAATGTTAGATCGTATCTGGAAAACCGTAGCAGGAAGACCGTTCTCAAGAATATTGATTGGTTCAGCCCACACCTGGACTCCAGAAAGACCTCTGGTTACCCAATAAAGCTGGATTTTTGTGGCTAGTCTTGATGCTGCCTGCGCGGTAAGCGTTTCCGCCATCCACCTCCCCCTACTTGCCGCCACCAAACCCAATGTGGCGCATAACCTGGGCGAACATGCCCTGGGTCAGCACTGGTGTCGAGGAAGAATCGAGAATATCCCCTATTTTTTTGCCGCTCAGTTTTGGGCCGCCACGCCCAGCGGTAATAACCACATAATCAGAATTAAACCCCCAATCAGAAGCGCCATTAACAATGATAGTGTTGTTGTCAGCATTCGACAACATCTTGCCAAGGTCGCCAATGGTATTCACCTCGTCAGCAAACACCTGTATGGGGTCCCCAGTCTCTACAGAAAAGTTCTTGCCCTTCACCGACCCCCTTTTGGTCATTTCTTTCCAAAGCGGGTCAATAGCCTCATCACCACCCATTTGTTTCAGCCGCGCCTGAGCAGTTTTTGTTGCCATTTTGTTCCGGAGCTTTCTGAGGCCAGCATGGTATGGAGTGATGTCAAGCCCTGGCTCCTCCCTAAAATCTTTCGGCTGAACGCCTGGTTTGGTTCTCTTCCAAGAAGAAGAGAAGACGGGCTCCGTCCTTTTTAGCTGAACGGCAGGCGTCCATGGTGTTTCCGCTGGGGGGCCAAAAGACGGCTCCACGCGCGGATCGACCATTGGTTTGCCTTGCAAACTTGCTGGGGTCAGGCTGGTCTGGGTAAGCGGACGCATACCAATAACAGAAATCTCTTTCGGAACTGGCGTCATGCCAGGGCGCCAGCCCTGCATGACCGGATCAATAGGCACATCGGTTGGATACGGCCTGGCTGGCAGCTTGCCACCACCCCCAAAAGCCTGGAGAGCCACACCAGCATAGTCATTAAGTCCGGCCTCAAAATTTGGGTCACCAGCCCGCCCAGCAAAAACTGCCACCGGATCAATATGGCTGTGAATCTTGCCAAGCGTAGTCTGGTTAAACGGCGTTGGCTGCGGAGGTGGTAACACAGGCTCCGGCGGCTTAACTACAGCAATTTCAACTGGAGTCTGGACCTCATCAATAATTTCACGTCCCTTGCGCCAATCCTTTTCTTTGACCACAGCGGAAGCCTTCCTTCCGGTGTCAGAGGTGGGATTGACCACCTTGATCTCCTCGTCTTTCTTCTTGTTTTTGTCATAGACGATTCGATAACCACGCCCCCCTTTCCCCTTGATTGGCCCGCCAGATTCTTCCGGAGGAGGAGGTGGTGGCGGCTGGATTTCTTTAACTTTAAGCTCCCAGCCAATGCTAATCTTGTTGGGGTCCTTGATACGATCTTTATTTAAGCGCACCAATTCTGCCACGGTCGTTTTGAACCGCTTGGCGATAGCGCCAAGGGTATCCCCCTTCTTGACCGTGTAGGTGCTAATGTCAGCCATTTAGAACCCCATAGATTCCAGAAAACCAGACAGATGCTGCATGATTTTAAGTTGCTGGTCTTTGTTCTGCGCCTGGGAAACTTGATTTAACCATTCGCCAAGCATTCTCTTGGTCCCAGGAAACTCCCGCACCATTTTAGCAATGCGGTTTGGTAGATTTAATTTGGTAGCATCCCGATCATAAAGCCAGTTTGGCTTTGGTTGCTCCTGGCGCTGAATAAATGGTTCGCGCAATGGAGTAGCTTCTCGCAAATTCTTTACTTCGGCTGGCGGTCTCTCAACAGGCTTTAACGACCCTGGCCGCAGCCCAGACTGGGCCTCATACTGGCTAATCCCCTCTTGAGTTCGCCATCTGCTGCCGTAGCCTGGATTGCTGCCACCTTTATAGGCTCTGCGACCCATTTCTGGACCAATGATTTCATTTATCCCTCCCCATGGACCACGAATAACATCAACGGCAGGGACTACTGGTAGACCAAATTGGCTCTGCTGGAATGTGAATTGCGGCTGCTGATTCACAGAATCTCCCATGGCGGCATTAAATTTGTTCACATACTGTTCTGCGCTTGTTCCAAGAATGTCCTTTCCACCACCAGTTGGGCTACCAGTGAACCATGCCCTGGCGGCCCCAGAAGGGCCATATTTTTGCGTATAACCACCAAAAATATGATTAAACACAGCATCTTGAGCCTCTGGAGATGCTAAAAACTGCTGCGGAGTCATGCGCTTACCTAGCGCCTGCTCAGTCCAGGCCGGGATGTTTGCACCCATAACCTGGTAGCGTCCATAAGCTCTATCGCCAGACTTGGCGCGCGGGCCGATAGCGGCATAGCCGCCGCTGCCAGCGCTTTCGATAGACGCAATGGCTTCTCTGGCCCTATCCAAGATAGGGACACCATTTTCATCAAACTTAATAGTGAGATTAAGCGGCATCTTTAATGCTCACAAACGGTTCAAGCGCCTCACGAATTATCCGTGTTTCAAGCGCAAATAACTGCTCGATTTCCTGCTCCTCACGCTCCCGCCTCCTTTGGAGGGCGAAGAGGCGCAGCGTTTCCTCATATCCTCTATCATGGGAAACGCCAAACAGTGATGGTGCCGACAGAATATTTCCACCAGTAAACGTGAAGCTACCGCTGCCAACAGCAAATTCAGTTTTAAAGGTGGCGCTTTGGCCAGAAACACTGAAGGAGCCGACGCTGGCAGGCAGGAAGGTCTTAAATAGAGCACTCTGCCCAGCAATGACAAACGACCCCTGCGATGCCGGTAGTAAAAGTGCCTCTCTAAACAGGGCCGACTGACCTGACAGCGAAAAACTGCCCTGGGCCGCAACAAAAGAAACGCTAAATGAAACACTTCGCCCGATAAGAGCAAACGAACCCTGTGCAGCAGTGATGGCCGCCCGAAACGCCGCTGATTGCCCTGACAGCGAAAAACCGCCCTGGGCAACCACCAAAGAGGTTCTAAACAGGGCATTTTGCCCAGTTAAAGAAAAAGAGCCATGGCCAGCAGCAAGTTTAGCCTGAAGAGATACGCTCTGGCCAGTAAGGGAAAAACTACCGCTACCTGAAACCAGACTTACCCTGAATAGGGACGGCCAAGTTAAGGTAAAAGACCCATATTCAGCGGTTAAGGTTAAAGTTGTTGTATCGGTAACGGGACCAAATGGTTGATCGCCAAAGGCATGACCGCCAAACGGATTTTCTGATTCTGGCGGCGGGCACATTTTGAGGTTTTACTCCTGACCTAGCGCAGCTTCACGAGTTAGAATCTCAATCAATGCACGCTCAACACGCTGAAGAACTTGCCGACAAGTGGCAACCGTGGTGCAACCAGCAACATTCAGTTTGTTGGTAACATAGGTCTCAATCTGTTCTGGGGTCGCAATACGGAGCGCGCCATCGAGCGTCTTGCGGTCAGCGTCCTGCATCAGGGCGCTCTTGCGGGCGATCTCAGCCGCTGCGGCGTCTTTCTTGAGCGTGTTTTCAACCCACGTCCCCTGGGCCGCATCCCACTCGTAAAACTCCCCCGGCTTCGGCAACGGCGTGTAGCCGGAAGGAATGGGGCCATAGCTATAGCCGTCGGCATCCTTAGGATCGTTGGTGAGGGTAAGCAGCGAGCCATCAGCTTTCGAATAGACAGTCTCACCGCCATGATCCTCCACATATGTCCATGCGTCCCCCGTCCATTTGCGAGCCATGCCGGGCTTTGGAAGCGGCGGGGCAATGGTGGTAGAGCTTCCCGGCGTGAGCCACACTCCTGGTTCTAGCGGCGAAGGCGAGGCCGATTCGCCATTCTCATCGACAAGCATCCCCTGCTGATCGAAGCGATAAACGGTGGGCGGTTCTTTCCCTTCCCACCATGCATCTTGTGCGAGAGCGGGACTGGCAATGAGGGCAAGGGCGAATATCAAAGCGCGCATGTCACTCTCCTTAGAACACAATGCATGGCGTCCAGGCCACGTTGGGCGGGCGAATTTCGGTCGCCGCGCCGTAAATTGAGTTGGAGCTAGAGGCGTTGAAGTTGACATTGGCGGCAGCCGAGTTTGTTGTGGATGTTCCAGACGCATTGGTGGCTGTGTTAAGACTGAAAGCTCCGGTGCCACTGGTAAAAACGCGCCGATTCGTGGCGGTGGTAAGATCGCCGGTGATGTTCGGAGCGCCAGATGCCTGCGCTGTCCCGAATGTGCCCGCGCGGATGAATTGACTGCCCGTCGTCAGGTCCGGGAGGCGGAACGTCGTCGAGCCGTCGCCAGTACCATAGTCGGCAGCGTCAGGCGAGGCTTGCGCAATGGCAGACACCGCATTCCACAGCCGAGAGTAGGTGGTGCGCGAGACGAGTGAGCCGTCAGCCTTCAGGCTGTATGCGGGGCAAGTCGAGCCCGCCGTCCACCAGAAAAACTCACCTGCGCCGCGAAGGTTTTGCAGCTTCACCTTCTTCCCAGTGTCGGCGGAAGCGTCATACGTCATCACGAAGTCCGCCGTATAGTCGGGGGCGGTATCTTCCGTGAGGGCCTGAGTCATCTCGCCGAGAGCTTCCGCTTCGGTCGTCTGCCCCGTGCCTCCCGACCCAACCGCGAGGGGTGTTCCGGTCAACGTCAATGACGCGGCGCTGATGTCATTCGTGTCGCTTATCGTAACACCCGAATTCTGTATGATCTTCCCAGTTGTCCCGTCGAACCGAGCAATCGCGTTGTCTGTCGAAGAAGCTGGCCCAGTAACATCTCCAGACCCCCCTCCTGCCCCGCAACTCTGCCACTCGAAATCCCCGGCCGTTGTCTCGTAGGTAAGGCACTCTTCGTCGCTGGGGGTATCGACAACCTTCAGGTCCACTTCGGCAATCGTGCCGTCCGCGATCTCCGCCGTGCCGACCGCGCCAGAATCTATCTCAAGCGTAGTGCCCGTGCCGCCTACCGTAACGTCACCCTTGTCTCCATCAGGACCGAGCGTGTTGTCATCGGAGCCGTTACCCACACACGAATCGGGGATAAAGCTAGAATCGTCTTCAAACTGGCAAGCGTAAGATGTTGTCATTGTATTTGGTGCCCGCAGAGTATACGCATCATTACCGCCGAAATCCGATTCAAAAAACAGTATTTGGCCGCCGTTTGTGCCCCCGTCAATAACGAGTTCTGGGGCGCTGCCATCAAGCAGTAAAGAATTGCCTGTAGCGCTCAGCGTCACATCGCCGTTATTCCAATTAATCGCCCCCCCATTGGCAAGAAACAGGTCGCTCCATTGCAAAGATGATGTGCCAAGGCTAGCGCCATCATTGGTGGTTGGATTCCAGCTAGTCGCCGACCCACCACCAGTAAAGATAGCAGCAATTGGACCTATACAAACAGTATGCGTCCCAGATGGCAAATTGAGTTTAGTTGCAGCGCCATCGGTAGAATATTTTACCGATGTCCTAGCGAGCGTGTCTGGGGTAGCATCGGTAAAAGTCCCAATGCCAGTCTCAAGCTTTCCATCCGAGGCTTTGATGTGATATGGAACCGTATCTCCAGAATCAATACCAGCGGTCAGGAAACTAATATAGTTAGTCTTGGCCCCGGCCAAGCTGAGCGTTCCAGTTCCTGTCGTGGTAGTGGTTTCGCACGCGATGTCAGAAAATTCAAAATCAGCGTGCGCCGGGGATGCTAGTAATAATACTAACGCCGCCGCCCAAAACAGTTTACGCAAGTTGTAAGACCCCGTTTGTGCCATCAAAATCAACCACCAATGAATTACCATCGGTGATGGTAATGCTGGTTCCATAATCCCAGTAACCAATAAGCTCATCATTCGTGGCCGTGTCGTCATAAAGGACGGCATACCGTAACGGGCCAAACGACCCGCCAGACGCCGTAAATGTCACATCAGCCAAGAAAAGCTTATAAGTGCCAGATGTTTGGCTGGATGTCAAAATAGTTGCCGCCGCACCACCGGCAGTATAGCCATTTTGAGCCGTGATCTGGGTGATCTGGCTCAGAGTACCGTCTGTAGCATTTGGCGCAGTATTAGAGAGGGCCACTTTTAGTGTATCCGAACCAAGGTTAAACACCTTTTCGGCTAGATTTTCCACAAATGGTTGAAATTTATTGAAAGATGCCATTATTTATCCCCCGGCTGCAATGCAGTTTGCCCGCCAAGTTGGCGAACTATGTTAGCGATCTCCTGTTTAAGCTCAAAAATAGGCTTTTCCTCTACTTTGAGGGCGTCAATCAGTGGCCTAATATCGGCATGATACTTCTGGGTCAGCTTGTCATACTTATCCCGCAATGGCTTAACCTTGGCTTCAAGGGCCTCCAGTTTGGCCTTTTTCTTCCAGAACGCTAGTCGTAGCTCTTTAGACATTGACTATCCCTTAATTTCCTGCTTGAATCTCAGTTTCTACCGCGACCATATCCCCATTAGAATCGCGGATAATGCGCAATTTTCGGCTGGAAAGAACCTTCAACAGCTTCTCTAGGGAGTGCGCTAATGAAAAAGAAGAATCTTCTACCCCAGCTATTTTCTCGACCTTATCACCCATCTTCAAGATGGCGTTTGAAAAGGTTGCTGCCATCTTTTTCCGGGAAGATTCGGCTTCTGCGAGTTCACGTTCCAACCTATCGAGGCGACCATGAACTAGTTTTAAGGACTGGGCCACATCAGCAGGAATCGAAACATCCTCCCTGGGGGCCGCCAGGCGTGCCACGCTGGATGTTAGAGGAACTAGCCTCCGACTGATATTCTCTATTTGCTCCCTGAGCCCATCAAGTTCGCCCTTTAGCGGCGGAACAACTGGCTGAACACGCTCCTGCCGCACTTGGCCAGCAAACTTAGGAGCACGAAAGCTCGATCTGTGCATTTAGTCCCCCAGTTATGCTTATCAGCCAGATAAGCCGTCACCACCGCAGCCGCCACCATCACAAGACTGAGAATCGTCTCCAACCTGAATATACCCGCTGTATGGCCCGCCAAATATACACTGGCCTATATCTTCACGAAACCAGCAAACTTCGCAACATTCACAAGCGCAGCGATATACTGTAATATATTCTCCGCTGGAATGAAGGCTTTTCTTATAGTTAGAGTAGTCAATTAATCTTAGCATTTACCTACCCACCAAATTTGGTAGCAGTAGATAAACCAGCTTTGCGCTTAAAGTAATCACAAACCCCCTGTGGAGAAATGTTGCCAGACACTATCTCGCACCCATCAGGATGAATAAAATGCTCGCATTGAGAGCATTTTCTTTGGGTTCCACCCCGGCGATAATTTGCTTCGGCCTTGGTTTCCATCTGGTCCACCGTATAATGATTTGTGGCGGCTATAAGGCTAGCGTTTCTTTTTTCCCCCGGCTTTTTCAGAAAACATGTGCTCGGTTGCGCTGAGATAAAAATCGCCCAACTCCGAGCGCCGGTTAAAATCGCCGCTAACCGTCTTGGCTGGCCTTGGCTTGGCCAGATTAACCTTGGCGGCTACCAGCTTGGGCTTGGCCCCAAGCTCACCTCCAGACATCGCCTTCATCTTAGGCATAGCAGCCATTTTGGCACTTTTGACTGGAGGAACTGGAATTTCGCCCTTTTCGCCTGTGCGTCCAGCGCCAGTGCTACGCACTGTTCCCTTTACCGAATCCTTGCCAAGGCGGCCACTAAACAACTTGCCTAGCGCCGAATCCCCGAACTTATAGCCAACCCTCTTTCCAGGCTTGTCCCTACCCATATTTCCAGGCATTTTAATTATCCTCCTAGTTCCCAAAAGGCCACCAATAAACTATAAGAAAGGCCATGGACAGCTTCTTCCATAGGGCCTTGCCTTACATCGAAATGGGCTGGAAAGTGTTTCCTTCCACCCCAGACAAGGTGCCACTCTGCCCAAACGGCAGGAAAGATGCCACCTGCGTATCGCTCCAGATCGAGGACTGGTCTGAAATGTTCCCCCAGGCCAATGTTTCCATCAAAACTGGAGCAGATTCCGGCATTGTTGTTATCGACATTGACGACGAGGAAGGGGAACGCTTCATCGAAGCCATAAATAGAAGCTGGACTAGACTGCCTGAAACAGCAGAAGCTAAAAGTGGCCGGGGCAGACACCTTTATTTCCGCTACCCCAGGGTAGAGCCTATCGGCTGTTCGGCAGGTAAACTCCACCCAGGAATAGACATAAGAGGCGACGGCGGGTCGATAACCGCGCCAGTGAGTTTACACCCCTCTGGCAAACTCTATGAATGGGTAAAACCCCCATTTGGAAGAACTCTACCCACAATACCAATGTGGATTGTCAGAGCAGTAGCTCCAAAAATTAGAACAACCCCGCTAAGGTCTTACCCGCAAGACACCTCGCCTGAACGAATCGCTCACCTGTTAGATCAAATCAAGAACGCGCCAGCGGGGCAAAGAAACCACACTCTCAACAAAGTCTCGTTTTTGATTGGCATGATTGTTCGTGATGGGGGCCTAAACGAGCGCGAAGCGCTCGATTTTTTGGTGGCCTCTGGGATGGCCGCTGGCCTCCCCAAATTTGAGGCTATAGCTACCGCAAAATCTGGCTTGCGGTCAGGCATGAGACATGCTACATATACCCCAACTAAATCCCCTTGAAGGAGAAACAACCCACACATAAATAGCCCGCAATAGGCTATTGCCCGCCAGACAGTGACCTCCGGGTGGCCGTGCATCCGACTAAGTAGAGAGCGCCAATGCGGAGTCTGGTTGGGTTGGGGGAGGTTGATTCAGTAGGTGCCGAAGGGTGGGACAACCTGCCTTTCGGTCAGCATTCCCCCCAGTGCTGCATAGCCGTCAAATTGGCGCGCCACGGCACTCTTAATTTTTAGAAAACGAAAGGACCAGACCAGTGAAACTCAAAGTGCAAGACCCGGAAAAAACCGCTACCGGCTTCAAAGCCAAGATGCGCATAGAGGACTTTTTTGAAGTGGCCGAAACACTGGAGGCCGGGTGCGCATGGAACGGCTGCAAAAACACATACCTAATGAAGGACGGCCTGCCGGACGGCTGGGTTTACTTCCTAGTTTGGGATGACAAAGGGAGCACCACCAGATCAATCGGTGAGGTTGCCATGGGTAGCGGCTGCAAACGAGACGCTTGCCTTTGCCCGGACCATGCGAATGAATTTATGCATGTCCACTTGAAGCCGATTGACTAGAGATGGAATAACCATCGACTCCCAGTCATGGGAAGGATGATTCAGATGGAAAAAACCGGAATTATGTAGCAGTCTCACCTACGGTTGAGCGGAAATCTCAGCTAAGAAAATCAATGCCTTGATTTGTGATTAACTGGGTTTTTCTGGGCTGATGTTCTTGGTCCGTTCACGGCATCCGCAAACGATGACAACTCTAGGCTGCTGGCCGGTTATGCGGCGGCACTTGGTTTTAGGCGCGCGGCTCGCTTCTCAATCTTGATGATCTCGCGGCCGATGAACTCGGCAATCGGCGGCGCTACCGCATTGCCAATGAATCGCCCTCGTCTACCGTCCAGCCGTCCGGGAAACCCATCAGTCTCTCGCACTCGGTCCAGGTCAAGTTTCTGGCCACATAGAATTGGCCGGTCGGTATGGCCTCCCTGATGTCTGCCAGTTTGGGCGCGTATCGTGGGGCTATAGCTCGTTGCTTTGGTATACCCAAAGCCGCCGCGACGCTGAACCAGAAGCGGAGTGTCTGTGATAAACTCTCCTGGAACACCGGGTCTAGCACGCGCCCTGCCCTCTGCTCGCGGCGCATGATCCCCAAGCAATTGGCTGCCGTTAGAATAGAACTCATAGCAAAGTTCCGATCTAAGACTTGCAACAATGAATACTCTTTCGCGGTTGTGGGGAAGGCCCGCGCTGAGAGTGTTACACGTAAACCATATCCCCAAATACCCGATCTTTTCGAGTTCGTTGACAACAGCCTCAAAGGCTGTGCCCCCGTCTGCCGTGAGGAGTCCCGGCACATTCTCCAGGACAAGCCAGCGCGGTTGAACTTTTCGAGCAAGCTTTGCAAACGCAAAGAACAGGCCGCTTCTTGCGCCTTGGAGCCCTTCCCGTTGCGCGTTCGCGTGGCTGATGTCTTGGCACGGCCAGCCGCCCGCCCAAACGTCAGCTTGAGGGATTTTTGCCGCCCTAAGCGTGGTGATGTCGCCATGTAGTGGAACCTCCGGCCAATGACGCCTTAAAATCCGCTGGCAATACGGATCAATTTCGCAGTGAAAGACCGGCTCTAATCCGGCGCGCTGGAATCCGAGGTCAAAACCGCCTATTCCTGCGAAGAAGGACGCGAAACGCATGTCACACACCCTGCGCTAGATGGCCCGGGCACGCGCGAGCAAGGGACTTCTTCTGCCCCCAAGGGCGATGCCTAACTATTCGGAGGAACGCCGAGCCAAATGGCTCGCGGATGCTGATGCCAATTTTGTCCAGCCTGCCCCAGCGAACAAGCTGATCTATTCGGTTATCCCATGTTTTGGCACCCGATACGATCAAATGGATGCCGATGTTCATGGCGGCCTCACCTACTCCGACGATCGCCTTCACTCCAAGTACGCCAAGACGATCCAAACTCCAGGAAAAACCTGGTGGTTCGGCTTCGATTGTGCCCACGAGGGAGATCGATGTCCGGCCTGGGAAACGGCAGAAGATGGCGAATACAAGCCCATCTCTTACGTGGAGGAAGAATGCACAAGGCTGGCCAAGCAGCTTGCGGAAATGGGGCTTGACAACACCCTAGCCGCTTGGTAGGCAGGAAGAGGAAGGCCGGAGGCTTAGGGCCGCGCTGGGTGCCAACCTAATCCCCCCAGGTTGGACACCCATACCCTCCCCCGCTCCTAGCCTTAACCTTCCCGACTGCCCGAAGGGGAGTGGCAGGACCAGTAATGGCATTAGTTCTCTCCCCCCGCCCCAATAGAGAACATGATGCTAGGCCCTGCCACTCTTCCTTCTGCCCCCCAGCCGGAAACCGTTGTAACATAAACAAAGCCTGAAAATTTGACGCCAGGTTCGGGTTATCCCCCTAAAATTGACCAGGAAAGGAACATTTAATGGGACAGCCACAATTCACCTGCTACGAGGGTGAACCGCTATGGATTCTGCATCCAAGCCAAAGCGCCATTATCGCTAGCTTCCAACCACACAAGGATGGCGTCACCCTTGTCCAGTTCAGAATGCGCGATGGCAAGCTGGTCAATACCGCTGTCGCCTACAATACCATTTGCAAACTTCCGGACCCATATACCACAAGAGATATTGTTACAGCAGCCAGACTGCTGGTATAAGTAGTAGTAATGGTTGACTTGTGGATAATATCCGATACCCATTTTGGGCACGCCAACATTATCAAATACTGCGACAGGCCATTCAAAAGCGCAGAGCTAATGGACGAAACTATACTAGCTAACTGGAATGATACAGTGAGAGACAACGATATTATCTACCACCTTGGCGATGTTTACTTCCGCAATCCACAAATACTTTATGCTCTAAAGGGGCGCAAACATCTCCTGCTCGGTAACCACGATAATGGCAGGTGCCAACATCTACAGGCCACCTTCCGGAAAATTGGCATCTGGAGAAAATTTCCACCCCTTCTTCTAAGCCACATTCCCGTTCACCCTGGCACATTGGAAACAAACCAATGCCAGTTTAACGTCCATGGGCACACCCACAATCGCAACCTCCAGGATCAGCACTACATTAATGTGTCTGTGGAACAGACTGGCTACAAGCCAATTCACATAGACGAGGTTATTGCGATAGCCGCCGCACGACGAGTTCAACTCGGAAAATGAGGGAGGGGGTGCTCCAGGCGCACTCCCCTCTTGGGCATACCGCCCCCCTGGCGGAGTCAAAATGGCGAGGCTACCCGCCACCCCTGGACGCCAGGATCGGGACCATTAGTCAAACACGCCAAATTTGGCGAGCAACTTTTTCCAGGCCGCATCGTCCATCCCAATTATATTGCCATTGGCGGCAGAGGTGGTCGGACCGCCAGGTTCATTGCCAATCATTTTTTGCATAAGCGGCGCATTAATTGGCGTATTGGCCGCAAACGGCGTGGCTAACTTGACCTGTTTCTTTCTTGGCGTAATAGCTGCCTTCACCTTGGACTTTTTGGTGATACCGGCCAGCTCGGCAATATTGTTGCCAAAATAATCACTCTCAGTTTCGCCAAGCGGCGCAATGCTTGGCCCGATTGTCCTATTTACAGCCATTTATTATAACTCCTATCCTAACGGCGTTTACGGCTATTCAACCTCAGATTGGTAAAAACCCCGTGTTTCCTGGCACTCTAGACTAGCATATGCGCGCACAGGTTGTAAAAACCGTTGACTGGGGGGCGCTAAAGATGGGTGACTCCGGATTCGCATTGATGCCTGGGGGTGCCCCGGCACCTCGCCCTCGGAACAAACCGTGAACAAAAGGCCAACAAGCGAGAACGAATCATGAACAAAAGCGAACCAAGAACAAAAGGCGAACCAGATTCGCATAAGCTTAATTATGGAAAATTCCTAGGATTCCCAAGGAGGAGGGAGACTCAAAGTCTCACTGTCGGTGTCGGTATTGGGCTGTAGGTCAATAACATCGCCAGTAACGCCCATAGCTTCGCCAAGAACCTGGGCAGTTTCCGGCCCCAAAATGGCCGCTAGCTGACCCAATAGAGCCTCGTCGCTAGGGCCGATAGCCAAGGTTATCCTGTCGTTATACAGCCCAGAAACCCGCCCGCGATAGTGTTCGGCCTGTATTCCTGCGCTGGCTTGGCCGAGCGCATAAGCAATTTCGCGGCCCCGCGCCAATTCTGCTAGGTGACTTTCTCTGGTTATTGTTTCGTGCTCGATGCCAAGTCGTTGAATTGCCCGGATAAACTGCGCGATCTTCGGTTTTTGCCGCATCCGCCACGCTTCTACAGCAACACTATTTTCTTTCATCTGTGAGGCATCATGAGATTGCCTGTAGGCATCCTTTGGATTAACTCCCATAGCCACGAGTCTGGCGAACTTTTCTTGCTTGGCCGTTAATTTTGGTATGCCCAAATCATTGTCTGCCACGGCGGCAAGCCTTTGATCTAGCTGTTTTTTTCGCTTGTATGTTGGCGGCATGTTCGCTTAATGTTCTCATTTCCAGAAATTGGAATAATATTCTAATGTTCGCTTAATGTTCACCCTAAAAAAGGAATGACTTTGCTTTAGCCGTATGGCATAATGCAAGCAAATAGAATCAACTACCCGCCCACCGTGACCCGGCACTCCTATAGGGTAAGCCTATGGGGTTAAAACGTAGAGCACGCACGGCGCGGCCCAAGCCGGGCTTATCCCGCGCGGGCAAGCGATAGCGGCGTCATGCGCACACTTGGGGCAATGGATAATAGCAAGATCGACGCCATGGGCCCAAAGGGCGCCCCGCTAGTCTAATGCCGGTAAGGATAGCCACGCTTGGCCCAAACTACGTATTGAGCGGCAACGACTCCGTGCCCTAGTGACTGACTCGCTTCCCGGCACCAGACTAGGGAGCCAACGCGGAGTCTTTGGCGCTCAATAAGTAGCACCTGAGCTAACTAGAAAGGAGTCTGAACATGGAAACTACGATATGCCGTGGCTGGGGTATCCCAGCCGCATACTGCGACGATGACGCCGATGGACCCGGCATCGGATTTGACTGGCACGGCCTTCGGCGCCAATACAAGGCGTTGACCGGCGCACTGAATGCATATCCTGAGGTAGATCGCGCCATCAGGCGCATGATCGCTGCTGGAGACGTCGAAGCCCTGCGGTCATGGGATATGGACGCCATCTACAACATAGGATACCAGACATCCGGGCACGACCATGACGCCGCGCGCGAATATACGGAGAACGTGCGCCAGGCATTGTCGGCGCTGGCCGACCTCATCAGCGCGCGCCTCGACTTTATCAGCAACAAACTCGATTGCGGCGACTACACCGCTCGCACAGTCTGGCGGCATATCTATCAGCACCCGTGGGATGATATTGGCCCTGAGGAATTGCGGGACGCTGCCAGCAACTAATCGTAATCGCAGCAATTAGCGCACGCTTCGGCGTGCGCCTTTTGGTGCGATTTGGCACCTACAGAAAGAAAGGAGTCTCACAATGGAAAGTAAAATTACGGTAGATATGTCCGATCCCGAGTCAATCGGCGATTGCTTCGCGCAAATCGCGCAAACCCTGCTCGAGTCTGGCGAAGATTACGAGGCTAATGGCCTAGTGCTAAAATCGCTCGCACCGGGCATCGCGGCGGCGCTCGCTGATTTACGTCGGCACGGTCACGACACGCCGGGGGACTGGGTCCAAGCTATCAACTGCGCGTGCGCGCAAATCATATCCTTCTTGTTCTCGAATTATGCTTTGCGGCTCGCGCCGGACAAAGCCGAAATTAAACCCGCCGCTGTTAGCATGGTCGCGTCGATGGCGCGGCAAATCCTAGAGTCCATCGCCGACTCTACTGGCGTGTTTACCATGGCAGACATCGAGAACGATGCCCATCGCGCGATTAAGCGATCGGCAACTAGTGTCCCGTGCACTGGAAGGCCAATCTATTCTTGATCGCAGCAATTAGCGCACGCTTCGGCGTGCGCCTTTTGGTGCGATTGGCACCAATATAGAAGAAAAGGAGTCCTAGCATGACAAAAGCGGAACTAGCTCAGTTTCCTGGTGAGCTACATAAGCGTCTGATGGAATCGACGCGGATGTGGCAGGACATATATCATGTCTGTGAGTACGCCAGACTAGCGTTATTCTATGGCCCACCCGGGACCGGGAAATCTACAGTTCAATGCAAACACGGCTTAAAAGGCAGGAACCTGCAACGGGTTGTGCTGACTGCCGAAACCGTTAAAGGCGAGATAGCGGGACAGAAAGAACCCGTTACAGCATTCGACGCGGAAGGCCGGCCTTGTGGCACGCAACTGGCATACGTAAAAGCCAATGGGCTGCTAGCGTGGGAACGCGGCGATAGACTCGTTATCGAGGAGATTAACGAAGCATCGGGCGATACTGTGCCTTTCTTACACCTGCTTCTCGATGGCGAGGGAGTCGCGCAATACACTCTGCCGGATGGCAGCACAGTTAGGCCGCATGAAAATTTCCAATGCTACGCTTCCATGAACGTCGAACCTACCGCACTGCCTGAAGCGCTTAATGACAGATTCGTAATTAAGCGCCTAATCGACGCACCCGATCCACGTCTACTCCTATCGCTACCGCGTTGTCTCCGCCCAGCAGCAGCATTTTCGCTCTATGGCAACACGGCGGGGCTGCAAGTCACCACGCGCCAGTGGGTAGCCCTCGGCCAAGTAATGGACAGGCACGGATGGTCCATCGCCGACGCAGTGGAATTTATTTTCGGTCCACGCGGTAACGCAAAACAAATCGCCAAGGCAATCGAGGTAAGGTCAGCTATCGGCGTTACCGAAGCCACAACGGCATAAAGCAGCAATTAGCGCACGCCAAAAGCGTGCGCCTTTTGGTGCTTTATCTCTCGCACCAAGAAAGGAGTCCATTATGAAACCACCGAAACGAAAGCTATACACTAGCCTAGTGTCGCTGGCACGGTACCGGGAAATACCGGGTACCACCGAGGAGGCAGCCGCACAAGAAGTTAGCACGTTCGCACCGTCACTGGTTGTGCCACAAGGCGAATCCGAAACGGAAGAAAGACTGAGAATGTTGCGGCTCGTTGACGCGGCGCTAACTCCTGCTGATATGTCTGGCGCTTTCGGCCTTCCGGCATGGGCACTCGATACCGCCAGGTTAGCCCGCGCTATGTATCACGCCGAATCTAGCGGCATACTCGCTAAGCCAGCGACTCCAGATAGTGGCTTATACGAAAAATATGTCGTGAACCTGCCTATTATCTCGGCAGTGCAACGCGCCGCTGCGATAGGGAGGGCAGCCATGATATGCGGGTTTCCGACTCGCTATGATGATGAAAGCCCTATCGTCACGTGGGAAGACGTGATCGCTGAAGCCGCCAAACTAATGCAGCGCTCGTTGGCGAATGGGGAGCCGCCGCCGCCACCACCACCACCGCCACCGCCGAAGAAGCCGCAAGGTGGCGAAACCAAAGTCAAAAGTAGAAGCGAAGGCGAAGGCGGCGAAGGCGAGGGCAAAAAATATCGAACGCCGGAAGAGATTCAGGCTGATCCAAAGCCCAAGCCGTTAACGCCGACTAAGCTTGGTAGCGACCAGGAGTTTACCGACGACGAATTAGAAAGTAACCCATGGGAGCTAGGCACGACTCCGCCCCCGTCTAGAGGAGGATTAAATACCGGCCATTGCGAAAACTTCAATAAGCCGGACATGCTGCCAATGGAACCGCGCCGAAGAAAGCAGGGCGCTCGTAAACGCTCTAACGTAAGTGGCACGGTATTGGGCCGAATCTCTCGACTCTGGACTGACCAGAAAATCTTTAGGGCCGGTATCATCCGGCGCGGGGGTTATCGCGGTCGCGGAACAGTAATGGTCGATCTATCTGGCTCTATGTGCTGGACTCGCAAAAGCTATGCCGCACTCATAGAGGCGCTCCCAGAATGCACGGTCTATGGTTATGCTGGGCGTGACGGTAGAGGCAGACTCGTCTTGCTCGCCGATAGAGGCCGCATGGCGCGACTAGATGCCGTGGAAGCATGGAAGAATCGCGTCGGGTGCGGCAACGAGATAGACGACTCGGCCCTACGATTCCTCGCGCGCCAAACCGCGCCAAGGATATGGATCAGTGACGGCGGAGTATGCGCCTACAACTGCGACACATATCACATGATCGCAGAGTGCAACAAAGCGCTAGCCAGTGGCCGCATTATCCGCGTCGAGGACGCGCAGCAGGCTAATCTAGCTATCTTTGGCCCTAGTGTCTCCCCTAGCAAACTTGACTAGAGGAGAACATTTTTGTGAGGGAAGGGGATTATTTATCCCCCTTCCCTCAAATTTTTTTAAGGAACAATCCAATGACATTCGCAGACTTAATCATTAGCGGAAACGTGAATCCATTTTGGGCTTTAGTGGGAGTATTGATTTTTTTATGGTGCCTATCTCTTGATTCCGAGTAGCATTTTAGCCGCGCGGGTTCCTGACTCGCGCGGCTATCGGGCTACTCGCCCAAAGGAAAGGAGTCTAATCATGACACAAGAGACACACGAGCATGCGCAATGGTGCCAAGGCTTATTCGCCACATTGGCAGAAGGCGGGACCTGGATCGTTCCGCGTTCTGGCTTGGTATTCAAAAAACATGCCAATACGCTTACGCTAACAGGTAGACTGCCAGACTTTCCGCGCGCCTTCCAAGAAGCTGACGCCGAGTGCATCAAGGCGCACTTTGAAGCGGCAGGAATCAGTGTCCGCCTTTAGCTAACTCTTAGGGGAAAGGGACAATACCCTTTCCCTTTTTTTCGTTCTTCGTTTGTTCTTGGTTTGTTCTTGGTTCCCACCACTGGCATGTTTTCATAGCTCGATACTCGGCCTTTTCAAATCTCAACCCCAGCCAGAATCAAAACCAAAATCCCCTAGATCAAAAACTGGTTTTCATAGCTAGAGTTTCGGTTTTTTGGAAAAGCCCTCCTTACCTAACATAAAAATTTTGCAGGCCCACCTCAAACCAGCGAGGGGGTGTGCATTGATTTTTACAAACAAAAACAATGACTTAAATTGTCAGTCCAAAATAGAGCCAGTGGCCATCAAAACCTCTTTACAAAGGTATGCCGGGGGGCTAAATTCCAAATTCTAGATTCGATGGAGGTATTAAAAAAATGTGGAACAATAGAAAACCTAAGAGCAGATTCTCCCTTGACATTGGAGACATGATTAATCTCCTAGAGAATGCCATGGATTGTAGAGCCAAAAAAGACATGTCAACAACCGACATGGACATTGCCTTGGGCTGGCTTACTAGCCTCCATATAATGGAGAGTGATGGCAGGATTACCCTGGAGGCCGCCGACGAGCTACGTAATAGTGCGGCTCGCCTAGCCGGTGAGTTTGCTGCCATGCGCCTGTCCCTTGACAAGGTGAGGGCTGCATACAAGGCCGAACAAGCAGAAATAAATGCGAATAAAAAAGGAGTCCAAACCAAATGACAATAAGAGAAATTCCAGACGTTCCGTTTCTAGTTGAGGAAATTATCCCAGAGGTTGGGTTTATCAACCTAAACAAGCCAGAACAGGCTGAAATCACCATCATTGCCTGGGCACATGATATTAGCGTGAATAAAAATTTAAGCCCCGAAGCCAGAGTTGTTGGCCGCCTTATAAAGGCTATGGCCCCAGGCTTTTGCAAGGCCATCCTAGAGGAAAATCAGCGCGACACCAGGCAGGGGGAGGTTCTTAATTCCATCCTAAATGCTGCCGCTTTCTTTACTGGCATTGTGCTGGAAGGATGTGTCAAGCCAGGAATGGAACAGATAGCAATCGACCGGCTTGCTATTGGATTTAGCAGGTGCCTTAAAGAAAGGATTTTCCATGAAGCCAGCACGCGTAAGCTTAGCGAACGACAAGGGAATGCCAACCACAAAGCGGGGAACAGTAGTGGATAGCCTCGCCTCCGGATACAGCCTCGTCGAATGGGACGATGGCACCATGACCATCGAATCCACGACCAGACTAATAAACCACGCCATGCTAAAGGCGATAGTGAAGCATGGCCCAAAGCTTCACAAAAGAGGAGCAGGAAAATGAGCAAACGGGCGTCTTTGGAACGCAAAATCTCTGAAAGGTATTTTGGCGGGTTGCCCGTCATCGACGCCACCGAAAGCCTCCGCATCTTCGTGAATAGAGAAGATATAGAGACGGCGTCCCCTAAGGACCCGGAGGCTTGCGTCTATGCACAGGCTTGCCGCCGCCTATACGGTTCAAACACGGTGGTCTTTCTGCGGACCAAGGCTTACATTGACCTCCCCGATGAAAAAGGGAACAGAGCTGTTCACAGGTTCGACCTTGGGGCGAAGGTGAGAGCACAAATTAGATTGTTCGATCAAACTGGCGAGGCTAGTCCGGGCGGCTTCCTTTTAAGTGCGCCAAGCCCAACACAGACCCTTGACTATCAGCGTGAATATACCAAGATTAAGCGTGCCCGCAAAGCTTTAGGCATCACGCCTAAGCGGCGGGCAGCAATTTCCGGCTACACCACCATTCATGGGAAGCTGGACGAGGTTAGAAATGGACGCGGGATGGTTCATTTCAGAAAGATCATTGATCTTGACGCACCCATGCAATCAACATCCCAGGTGCCAGTAATTGTCCGAACAAAAAAGGAACGGAAGCATGTATAACTTAACTATCAAAGTGCCAGACGCCAAAAGTCTGGCTGACACACTGACCCGGCTCCATCAGGCTGGAATCACCACGGTTGAAGCAAGATGGGTGCCGTCCGATCCGCAACGGGCGGCAGACGCCAGTCACCAGCCCGCCGTTATTTCTGGCGGGCGCAGACCATACCGCAAGAGTGCGCAATCTAGCCATGACAAGGCTACCGACATCCTCATGGCAATGCCAGATACACCCTTCCGGCCATCAGAATACGCTAGAGCCTGCAAGGCTAAAGGTATTTCTAATGGCGTTGCCTATCGGGCCATCAGGATGGCGGTTGACAGCGGTAAACTAAACAAACTTGGCCCCGGCCTCTACCAGTTGGGTTCCGGTTGGTCCTCCCTTCCCACAACTACGGGAAGCGACCTAAATGGTGAACGGGCACCAGCATCTGCTTAAAAGAAAAGGATAGGGCGGCTTATTAGGCCGCCCTATCCCCATTGGGATGCAAACTACACCTACAAACCACGGACAGAGGATTTTATCCAGGCAGAAAGGAGGAAAGCACCTGAACCCCCCGTCCGATCCCTTATCATATAGGAGATTCCCATATGAAATTCAAGCCTAAAAGCCCTGGCTGGGAACTTATCCCCGCCCATATGCGGGGCGCTATGGACCGCTACATCTGTAGCGGCATCCCGCCGGGCGGTTTTCTCGAAGCCGTTTTGTTTAACGACCTGACCGGCGCTGTCGCAAAAGCCGACCAAATCAACCGCCACAGATTAGTCGATATTGTCCAATTTTTGATGTGGCACGCCCCAGCCGATTGCTGGGGTTCGCGGGAAGCAGTCCAAGAATGGATCAGAAATGGCGGCCTCGATGGACAAAAACAAGAACGGACAGAAAATGCGGGCAGTCCGGACCCGTTTGGGTTTATCAACAGTAGAACTTGGTAAGGCCCTCGGCTACAATGGAAAAGAAAGAAGCATTGACATGCACATTAGGAGATTTGAACTTGGACACAGAACAATACCGAAACAAACATACCGGCTTTTAATGATGTTTGACGCCTATGGCGTCCCCCCAGAATGGAGGAAATAATGGACCACCCATTTGAAGAAATCGTGTTTTATATCAACTACCTAGCCTCAAAGGGCTGGGAATGCTACCAAAAATTCTCTTGCGAAAAATGCCACGCCCGCCTGACCGTGGACGAGGCAAATACAATATACGAAACAGGAACATGCGACCAATGCGGTCACGTTTCCGACATTAGAAAAAATGGCTGCAACTACCTTGCGGTAGGCAAGAACAAAAGTCTCCCTGATTTATGGAGGGATCAGGAGGAAGCGGCTATCGCTTACGGCCAGAGGGCCGCTTCATAGTCGTCTTATTGCCCCTAAACCTGGACATTGGGTTTTTACCCATTACATCCTGTGGTTTGGGGGCATCTTTTTTGCTCCTTCTGGCTACAGAAAGAGCAATGGCCACAGCTTGCTTCTGCGGCTTGCCGTGGGCCATTTCAGTCTTAATGTTCTGGCTGATTGTTTTCTTGCTGTATCCTTTTTTTAGAGGCATTGACGCGACTCCTTCCCCTGGGCCATTCATCATACCAAACCTACCGGAATTTTGTAGCCTACTACAAAAGCATACCGAAGCGTTCTCCGCGCACAGGCTACGTAGGCGGGTCTGGTAAAGACATCCAGACGGATGGAGCCTCACTACCGTAGCAGTACTCATCAAGCCCACGGGTCGAATTGGAGCCAGCCATCTTCGGCATCCAGCACAGCAACAGCCCAATACGGTTTCCCATGCTGATTGATTCCGCCCACCAAGACCTGAATATTCTTCGGCGCTGTCTCTATCGGTTGCCAGCCGCTCATTGTTTCGCTTCCCACTCTAGTTCGTTTGGCGCGTAACAGCAAAACCGATGGAGAACTCTCCCGATTCACTAGATGGGGGCGGGCAAGCCCTAAACATCCTCACCAAAGCGCCAGGAGTCGAGGGTTTCCTGCACTCCTAGCTGACGATATGCTAGCTCTTCCGGCCTGGATAACCCAGCCCTATAGCTAGTAACGATAACGTTCTCCCCGCCATCCCGGATGAGCGTGACATAACACTTATCAACCTTCTCGCCATCGTTCTCCATTCGTTCTATGTCATCAAGAAGGATGGTAAGAAGCTGCCTTGGAGTTACTTCGGCAGCTGGCACTTTATTGCGCCTAATCCTTTCAAGGGCTAAATCATCCACTCCATTAATAACCGCCTGCTCTTCCTGAGCTAATGACTTTTCGATTAGCGCCTTGACATTGGAAACTCGCCGCTCCTCTTCGGTTTTTTTTTCGGTATTGTCGTTGGATACAAGCCGCAGCTTAGGCTTTTCTGCCATCAAATTCCTCCCGTGAAGACAGGCTACCGCCATTGGCGGGAAACCAAGTTTTCTACCGCGTGGTAGGCTCGATGGCCGTAGGCTTGATTATTTCGCCTACATCGGATTGGTTGACGAGGATTTCTCGTTCCGATCCCAACATTTTCGACAATTCTACCATAAGCTTACCACTGTTGTCAACCCTCTTTATTTGAGCAATGAGGCCAAATAATGGGCTGCCTTCTACAAACTTGACATAATCTCCCTCTTTACCTTGAAATTCAGGCTTTATATCTTTCTTTGTATGTATTTCCCCGTTATTATCCGCTCTATTCTTAAGTTCTTGTATAACAGTTTCTGGTATTGGTAGAGGTTCATAACCACAATATACTACAGTAGAAACCCCTATAGTGTTATTTATACTATAAATTGACTGCCCACAACCAGGAACTATGCCGACAAATAGATACCTAGTCAGGTATGGCTTGGTGATTAACCTTGGTTTAGTTTTCTTGGGAGTTGTCCATTGCTTGTAATGCGGGAAGAATACCGAGTAGCCCTGAGCCTGAAGATTTTTCTTGGCTAGTTCCTCCTTCCTGGCTTTCGTCATCACCGCATACCAGCGCATCTCTCCCCCTTCTATCCGCATCACAGCCACCCGACCCTCCTGGGAACAAAATAATTTTGGCACCAGGAGCAGCAGCCGATTCACGATCATCACAATACCGCTTAAAGGCTTCCGGGCGACCATATTTAGCCACGTAATGCTCCTTCACCTCGGCCCACATTGGGAACTTCGGCTTGGAGTTCGCCTTAGGTTCCTCCGCGTCATCCTCATCCAACCAACGATCCTGATTCAGCCAGGTTGACGCCATGCAGGTATACCGCTTGTCCTGCCCAAGGCGCTTGGCGGCATACCGCCGCGCGCCTTCCATGATCTGGTCGTGGGAGGCCCGTTTTAGGGCCGCCTTGTAGGCTCGGAGCGCCGCGCCCTTGGCCTCGCGGCGCGGAAAAATCCCCCAGAACTCGCAGAATTGACCAAGGAAAATTTGGTTTGCGGGGACTCCATTTTGGAGTCCTTGTTTGGCCAGGGGGGACTCCATTTTGGAGTTTGTTTCAGCCAAGGGGGAAAGGGGGTTATATATATATATATTTTCTTTCTTTCTTTCTTTGGTTCTTTCTTTCTTTCTTTCTTTTACGGATTCTAGCAATTTGGATTCCATTTTGGAGTCCATTTTGGAGTCGTTGGATTCCATTTTGGAGTCGTTGGAGTCTATTTTGGACTCCAATTTGGAGTCCTCGTTGCCATCCGAACGGCCATGGCCAAAACAACCAAAAAGCGAAGATACTACCGCCGCAACCAACTCACTGACCAACACAACTTGGTCATGGGTTAGGCCAGCAGCACGTAGCCTGGCGTAGGCTTCCTTGATTAGGGCAAGGATGTCGTTCTTCATGGTTCCCCCTTGTCTACAGCCATCCCATGATGGGTGGACCGGAATAATCTTTGTCCCATACAAACCAAGCATGATTATTACTTGGCCCGCTATTTTTTTGCTTGAGATTTACCCAACGTATTCTTTGGGTTAACGTATATTTACATTTAAACGGCCATTTCCAGAGGTCTATACGACCTTTGGCGGCATCAAAGGCGTGCGGCAGAAGCATAGCAACCTTATCACTAAGGTCTATCGCCCTGCGACAAAATGCCTCAGCCTTTCTGAAAGGCGGGTTTGTAGCCAGCCAGTCAGTTGGAGGCTCAAATTCTGGATCGAGAAAATCAAATGTCGGGCTGACAGGGGCGCAATCAAAGGCTAACTTGGCCCACGGCTCAACCGTATAGAGGGCGTCATATACCCATCCTGGCGTTATATAGAGATCGCCTGGTATCCTGGCATATTCGGAATGCCTTTGGGCCATCTAAGCCACTCTCCAGGTCTGAGAGGTGGCATCGTCAAAGAGCCTGTCTCCTCCAGGCTTTAGCCCTGGCAATTTGGTGATGGCTTCCCCAATTTCCTTGGGAACAATGGTTCTCTTTGGTTCTAACCAAAAAATCTTGCCACCGTCGCTATAGCCTACGCATAGCACAGCGCCATTGGCCATGGCAGCCAAAACGTCCTTGGTGGTCATCCCCTAAACGACCGTATTGTAACGGTCGCCCCCTGGAAATCCTCCCCAACTGAAACGGTGATTCTTTTTAGAACAGAATCCCCATCGCCGTCGATAATACCATTTTCCACCAGCAAGTCAAGCACAGCCTTGATTCGGTTGTCAGGATCAAAAGGTCTGTTGAAGGGGGACCGTAGCACGATCTCCACCTCAACCTGCCCATTCACTGGCAAGACGTGCTGGGATAGCAATTCGTTTTTGGCAGTTTCACGCCATTGCCTAGCTTCGGCAGAAAGAATGTTTCTGCCGCGAACTGATCGCCAAATCTGGTTGACTGATGGAGGCCAGGTTAGGGTGAAAGTGGTTGATTCACCGCTTGGGCCGGTTGCTCGCTGCACTTTTGATCCCTCCGTTTGGCAGCCATTTTATGGGCATGATAGCACACAGTTGTATGGTCGCGCCCAAGAAACCTCCCCACAGAAGCGCATGATTTTCCTAGAATATTAACGCATATATCTATAAATTCTTGTCTAGCAATGACAAGATGTTTTGATCTGCATTGGCCTTTTAATTGAGATATTGTAATATTGTGCTTGGCTATTACTAAAGCAGCAACATCACGACACCTTATTAGTCTGTCTTTTACTTGGATATCTCTGAATTGATTTACTAGCTTACGCTCTAGCTCTTCTTTTTCTAATACTGGTCTTTCTTTTGGTTGCAAAGTATATCCAGCATTGAGATACGCCATCATTTCTCGGCAAGCCCCTGCCAAGCATTCTTGGCGTATCCTGTCATCATCCCAAATCTTGCGAGCCCATCCGTTTTTGTATGTCTTTGAATACATTTTGGTTTCTCCCCTTTGGGTTTAAGGGGGAAGCCTATGTTGCGTTTTTTTTCTTGACAAGACTGCCATGTTGAGTTTACCAATGGTAGTTGGGGTAGTGGAAAATGGGGGGGCGGGTGAACCCTTTTCAGCGGCATGGCTTAGATCATCTAAGCCCAAGCTCGTTAAATTGTTATGCAGAACAGCCAGCCTATTGGGCACTTAAATATCTGCACAAATTTAAGGATGATGGCAACCCGGCATCTTGGCGGGGTAACGCCGTCGAGGCCGGTCTCGATCACTTTTTGTTCAAAAGGCAAAAAAAAGCAGCCGAAGCTGCTGCCATGGCTCGTTTCGAGCTTGATGCTGTTGGTCTTGCCGACGATCCCACCGAGACAGAGCGTGGGCGCGTGCTTGCCATACTGGAACGGGCAATCGAGTTGGCAGATTCCTTACCAGAACCCACAGGACGCCAGGTTCCGGTCGAATACTGGTTCGATGGAATCGAGGTCCCTGTCATTGGTTATGCCGACTACGAGTGGCCAGATTTCGGCATTGACCTTAAATCTGTTGGGCGTAACATGCCTAGCAAAATTTATGGTGGACACGCCAGACAAATTAGCCTATACCAAGTGGCAAGGAAAAAACCATACTCAATCCTATATGCAACCCCTAAAAGGGCTGCATTCCATGCTTTGACCAAGGAGGAGGTTGAGACCAACGTAAAGCGATTGGAGTGGCACGCTCATGCCATTCGCCGTGTTCTATCAATGTTCTCTTGTAAATTTGACTTGGCGAGAATTTTTGTCCCAGACTTTGAGAGTTTCTATTGGAAAGGGGAGGAGGCCCGTGAAGCAGCGAAGAAAATTTGGGGATGATCTAGTATTTTGGACGCAGGTGCTTGCTGGAATAGCAAGCGGAATCATTATTGGCAAAATTTATCAAGTTACATTCGGTAGTTATGCTTTTTCGGTATTGGATGCAATTGTTGTGGCGGTTTGCGTTTCTTACATTATTGGCTATGTGGCAAAGGGATTCTAAATGCCAGTAGATACAGTTACTGTTCAATACGTCAACCAGCCAAGGGCTGGCCGGAAGATGGGGTCAATCAAGACCGTTGACGGGAAATATTTTGGGGTATTCCCAGAATTGCTGCCAAAGTTTGGGCGTGGTGGCGTCTACGAGATCGAATACGAGCAGACAATCGGCCAGGATGGGAATACCTACAATACTTTAAAACGTATCCTTAGTATAAAGGGACTGCCTGCTATTAGTAGTAGTAATAGTAGTAATAGCGGTGCCAGACCGGCTAGTGTTGGTGGCCATAGCCATACGGCAGCCGTGGAGATGTTTGTTATGGGGGTTATTGGGAGGGCATATGAGGGAACTGGTATGCTGCCAGACGAGAGTGTGCTTGTGGAGCACGTTAGGGCACTCCGTTCGGCATGGGAGCGCGGATTTGCTTCCGAACAGAAGTCAGAGGAAAAACCTCTCTCACAAGAATTAAATGATCAGATTCCCTTTTAAGCCGTCATGAAGATTCGTGGAGACGCCAGATGCCAAGGCAAGTCGAGAATGCCACAGTTAACCAAGACGACGATGAGGAGCCTAAAAGGACATACCTGCTGGAACTAAAGAACGGTGGTCAGCGCAAGCTGACTGTTCCGGCGGGGTGGAAGGTTACTTTTGGTCCGACTGTTCCCTTTGAAAGGAAGGGGAGCGCTGGCTATCGTGGTGACGAAGGAACTTGGGCCTTGCGTCTTTATGAGAAGGGCGATAGATTGCGGGCAATCTTCACCGATGTTAGGTCGTTTAGAGACCTTTCAATTTCGGTGGAAGAGAAGCGAATTAGGACCAAGCGCCAGACCATCGAAAAGGCTAGTTCCAAGGGCGGTAAGGCTGTTGTGGCAGAAGCCAAGATCGAGGAATGGGTTAATCCAGACGACCCAGATGCAAGTTCTGGTGTTGTGGATGATTTTTTGAGACTAGATTATAAACACGACGAAGGAGACATTGAATTTTGAATTTTGAGCCTGGTGCGAGCAGGTTTATCCCGCGCGACCCGACCGTTAGAAGCACTATTGATAAGGGGTCCGTTCGGCTTCGTATTCTAGGGAAAATACTAATGACGCCCAACGGTGCCACCTGTGAGGAGCTAGAGATTAGGCTAGGTCTCAGCCATCAGACGGCAAGCGCCGCCATTACTGCTTTGGTTAAGAAAGGTATTCTGGTCGATAGCGGCGAGCGCAGAACAACACGCTCCGGCCGCAAGGCCAGAGTCTATGTCCGTAGGAAGGAACGGGCCAAAAGGCGGTAAATGGTAACGTGGGGGGGGGTGAATGGATAGATATGTTGAGTGTGAAGCGGATAAGCAGGTGCTTGTCCGTTTCATCCAAAATCAGCCTGTTCCATTTTTAGTCTCACTAACCAAAGGATGTAAGCGCACACTGGAACAAAACAGGCTCCAGCGACTGTGGTGCCATGAGGTTGCTGAGCAGTTAGGAGACAGGACCTCCGAAGAGGTCCGAGGCTACTGCAAGCTGCACTTTGGGATACCAATTCTGCGAGAAGAAAACTCTGTTTTTAGGGCGCAGTATGATAGGGTTGTTAAACCTTTGAATTATGAGCAGAAATTGGCGATTATGATGGAACCGTTGGACCTGCCAGTAACCAGGTGTATGACGGTTAAGCAGAAAACAAAATACCTTGACGCTGTTTACAAGCATTGGGTAGAGTGTGGAGTTGTATTGACAACACCGGAGAGCCTAGAATGAGGGGTCGTGAGGCGGTAGTGGAATGAAATGATCGGACTGATCGTAATGGTGTGGATCATGATTGGGGTTGGGGCGCATTTGGTTTGGTGCGACCGCTTTGAGCGGCGATATGGTGAGGCCCCGGCGGGGTGGCTGCCAATGTGTCTTGTCGCGGCTATAGCTGGCCCCACTCTACTCGTTCTGATGATCGACGATGACCCGTAAAGCGACAGGCCAGCCAAGCCACCAAACGATAGGAGGTTAGAGAGGAATGGTTACCGCAAAAAAGTTAAAGCCAACAATCTTGCCAGAGGGTGAGGCTGCCCTGGTTACTACTGATAACCTTAAGGGTGGTTTCGACCTATATATCCCTGAGCTGCCGCCGGATGCGGTATTGCCTAAACCAGTATTGTTTTTGACGGCTTGCCTGGCGCGGGCGCATGACGAAAAAGACTTTGTGAACTCTATGATAGAATGGCTGAATGATAGAGTTTTTCATGCTGATGCAGGGGAGTAGAATAGAATGGCAAGGCCGGTCCAGGAATGGATAGGCAAGACGGATACAACTAAAATCCCTGATCGGGTTTGGCTGCGGATTTTAGAGTTCTACGACTGGAGTTGTGCCAATTGTAGGCGTCCTCTCAGACTTGTAAAAAGTCTGATGAAGGACCATATCATAGCCTTGGTGAACTGGGCTGGCCCACCTCCGCACGGCAATCGTGAAACCAATATCCAGCCATTGTGCCCAGGCTGTCACCGGCAGAAAACTAAGGCTGACGTGGCTGAGAAGGTAGCAGTGGCGAAGCGTAAAAAGATGCGTTCAGGCTTTAGAAGGGAGCCGAAGATGCGGGTTGGTCGCAAGTTTGATGGCACCAAAAGAAGATGGAACCCAGACACTGGGCGGTGGGAGGATGTAAGATGAAGTGCAAAACCGGATAGGATACGAGAAAAATGACGCGACATGATTCCATTCCGCGATACAGCATTGCAGAGATAGCTAGACTCGGACCATGCAAAGAGCGTCTAGCGTTCGCCCGCTCACTCGGCCTCGAAGGAAAGGTGACCGCCAAGCAGGCGGCAGAGGCCGGGGTCACGTTCGATGACCTGCTATGGACGCTGTGCGCTTTAGCCAGAACCGACAAAGAGCTTAAGAGCCGCTTGCGCGCATGGCTCGCAGATGTCGCAGCGCACGTGCTGCACCTCTACGAGAGAGAATACCCATCAGACATGCGGATACGGAACTGCATCGTCGCGCGCCAGCAATATGCACGCGGAGAGATTGATGCCGACGCTATGGCCGACGCTATGGCCGACGCTAGTGCCGCCGCTTGGGCCGCTAGGGCCGCCGCTAGTGCCGCCGCTTGGGCCGCCGCTTGGGCCGCTAGG